ATGACCTGGTTCATAGACCGGCGCCTGAACGGAAAGAATAAAAGTGCGGTGAATCGCCAGCGCTTTTTGCGCCGTTATAAGGCGCAGATTAAACAGTCCATCTCCGAGGCGATCAATAAGCGTTCAGTGACGGATATTGACAGCGGAGAATCCGTTTCTATCCCGACGGATGATATCAACGAACCGATGTTTCATCAGGGACGCGGGGGGCTGCGTAACCGTGTACATCCGGGAAACGATCACTTTGTACAAAATGACCGCATCGAGCGGCCTCAGGGCGGCGGAGGCGGTGGCGGGAGCGGTCAAGGGCAAGCCAGCGCCGACGGCGAAGGCCAGGATGGTTTTGTCTTTCAAATATCGAAAGATGAGTATCTGGATCTGCTGTTTGAGGATCTCGCCCTGCCGAACCTGAAGAAAAATCAGCAGCGCCAGCTCACCGAATTTAAAACTCACCGGGCAGGCTTCACCGCCAACGGCGTGCCGGCCAATATCAGCGTGGTGCGCTCCCTGCAAAACTCGCTGGCGCGACGTACCGCGATGACGGCGGGCAAGCGTCGCGAATTACGGGCGCTTGAGGAGGATCTGGACACAATAGCCAAAAGTGAACCGGCGCAGTTGCTGGAAGAGGAGCGTTTACGTCGGGAAATCGCCGAGCTGCGGGCAAAAATCGAACGCGTGCCGTTTATCGATACCTTTGACCTGCGTTACAAGAATTACGAAAAACGCCCGGAGCCTTCCAGTCAGGCGGTCATGTTCTGTCTCATGGATGTCTCGGGCTCGATGGATCAGGTCACCAAGGATATGGCCAAGCGTTTTTATATCCTGCTGTATCTGTTCCTCAGCCGGACCTATAAGAACGTTGAAGTCGTCTATATTCGCCACCATACGCAGGCCAAAGAGGTGGACGAGCACGAATTTTTCTATTCTCAGGAAACCGGCGGCACTATCGTCTCAAGCGCCCTGAAGCTCATGGATGAGGTGGTTAAAGCACGATACGACCCGTCGCAGTGGAATATCTATGCCGCACAGGCCTCGGACGGCGATAACTGGGCGGATGATTCACCGTTGTGCCATGAACTGCTGGCTAAAAATATTCTGCCGGTGGTGCGTTACTACAGCTACATAGAGATAACCCGCCGCGCGCACCAGACGCTGTGGCGCGAATATGAGCATCTGCAGGAAACCTTTGAGAACTTTGCTATGCAGCACATTCGCGACCAGGAAGATATCTATCCGGTGTTCCGCGAACTGTTCCACAAGCAGACCTCAAGAACTGAGTCTTAATTGTATAAAAACAGTCAGTTACCTTATGTTTCTGACTGTTTTTTTATTCTATCAATCACAAAATATTTTCATTTAAATTCAATTCATTACCTTTCGTTTTGGGGAAGGTTTATGAAAAACACAGCTTCATAGCTTTCAGTTTGACTACTGGGGGTAATCATGTGCGGCCGATTTGCTCAATCACAAACGCGAGAAGAATACCTGGCTTATCTTGCCGACGAGGCTGAGCGGAATATCGCGTTTGACCCTGAACCCATAGGGCGTTACAACGTTGCTCCAGGTACCCGTGTACTCCTGCTGAGCGAGCGAGACGAGCAATTGCATCTCGACCCGGTTCACTGGGGCTATGCGCCAGGATGGTGGGATAAACCACCGCTGATTAATGCCCGGGTTGAGACTGCGGCGACAAGCAGGATGTTCAAGCCTCTCTGGCAACACGGCCGGGCTATCTGTTTCGCTGACGGCTGGTTTGAGTGGAAGAGTGAAGGTGACAAGAAACAGCCCTATTTCATCCACAGGAAAGACGGCAAGCCCATCTTCATGGCTGCAATCGGTAGCGTACCGTTCGAGCGCGGAGATGAATCCGAGGGATTTTTGATAGTAACCGCTGCGGCTGCTCAGGGGCTGGTCGATATTCATGACCGCCGACCGCTGGTCCTGGAGCCAGAAGCTGCTAGGGAATGGACGAGGCAGGATATCGGAGGGAAGGAGGCTGGGGAAATTGCCGCTGATGGAACGGTATCAACTGACAATTTTATCTGGCATCCGGTATCTCGCACTGTGGGTAACGTTAAGAATCAGGGGCCAGAACTGATAGAAATGGTCAAGTAATACCTAAAATAAAATATTATGTATTGTTGTAGTTAGTGTTTAAAAAAACAAACAACACTACATAATACCAAAATATAACCACCGAATTATATTTGTCCCAACCTGCTTCAATCCTCCCCCCTATATAAGTCAAAACACCTCAGCAAATCAATAGATTGTGAATTAGATAAACAATCGCGGATATAGTTAAACACCTCTTGCACTGTCGAAATTTCCCTAAGGCTCCTCTTAACCATAATTACATAATCTTGATACATCCCAATTCTAAAATATGAATTAGCCGCACAAATTAAGACTGCTGCCTCAGTCATTGCTGGAAGATTTAAACGATTGGGCTTAAATTTACTCCTTTCATACTCATTAAAACAGAGATTAAACTCTTTCAATTCACTTGCGTCTACAGCTGCATTGGCAATAATTGTTAATGAAGAATACATATATGCACAACACACATACCAATACATATCACGTTCTAAAAAACAATATCTTTTTTCCGCAAAATCAAGCCACTCACACTTGTCCTTATTATGAAAATAATTATACAGAAAATAAAAACTAAGAAGCCCACTTTTGTGCTCTCTTTTAGATTGATCGTAAGTTTCTTCTATTTTACACATTATAGCCTGCAAATTAGTTACACTATTTGAATTTAACATATTGAGGTATTCACTAAACCATCTTGCAATACTCTTAGAGGTAAATGCTTCAGGATTCCACAACCAATGCATTGCAGATATTTCTGCAACCATCATGCCCGAAGTTTCCATTACCCAATTAACAGATTCATTTTCATTACTGTGATTATTTTTGCAAAAAGACTTGATCACATGCCCTAGAAGTCTAAGCAACCCTGAGTAGCTAAAATACGGTTCACCAAAAAGAACAAGACAGTCTCCAGTTGATTTGCTAGCATTAGACATCATTTTATCTAGAGGCTTTAGTTCATGAACAAATGATGAGCGTATTTTATATAAATTATCTAAAGCTCTATTAAGAAAGCTACTACGAATTGGGCGCTTACCTGTTTCATAAAAATACTCATCCCCTATATTACTAGTAATAAAATTCTTAAATCTTTTTTGTAGTTTAAATTGCTTACCGCCAATAAGAATGTTCTTTATTTTTACCGAGTCTTCATAAGGAAGGTTTTCAAATACAAGTTCTAATTCCGCCTTCATTTTTTGATCATAATCATCCCAATGTGATTGATAGTTATCATTTCTCTGAGAGAGAGACTCTAAAGCATAAACCAGCATGGAATAAGTTAAATCAAAGTTTGTTGATAACGACTCCTTCGAGTCACTTATTATTTTTAGAGCAGCCATTACCGATTTAAATGCAGAGCGCTTAATACTAACAACATCCTGTACAAAATCCAAGAAGCCATTAACGTTCTCAGATGAAATAGTTCTATTAATCTCAACTAAATACGGAGCGATCTCAAGAACAATTTTAGAATGAGTTTTATTGAAATTTGATTGAGCGCAAATTTTTTTTACAGATTCTTTTTCCAGCCTAGCCACACAATCAAAGTAAAACTCCCAAATCAATATGAACTGTTGTATATAATCTTGATCCCCGGCTCTGATTACCACTCCAGGCTCAATTTTATCTGGCTTTTCAGTCAGAAGGATGTAATTAACCACATAACAATTAACCCCATCATGACTAACTTGTTTTACTTTAAAAAAAGGCAACTCACTTTCCACAGGGAAAAACACATCAACATTAGAGTAGAAAACAAAAGTTCCTTCATGCTTTTCAATTTTATGAGAATCAAAAAAACCACCAGCTGATATTTGAAACATAACTCACCCTAATTATTTTGAAAATTTACGCCCTTAGAATAACCGATAGTTCAGCATAGAGAAATCTTTTTAAATTCACAAAATAAGATATAGATGCATTGGCTTCAATAGGAACAACACATACTGCTTTATCCCCTCCAGCCGACCTAATGTGACTGGCTCACTATGAGGTCTGCTAACTGCATAATCAATATTACCTGACCTCGAGCAAGTCGCTGTATCTTGTGGTGTACCGAGGCGAAAGCATTTCCCGCTTCATTTGCCAGGCAGTCTGTATTCCCTGCCCTGCAAAATACAATGCCCCTTTACCGTTCTTCGCGTTGAGGTGATCCAGCACTTCCATCAGCTTCTCGCTATTCTTCCGCGGGGCATTGTCGTCGAACAGATTCAACTGTGCCACGCCCTGACTGTAAAAGTCGCCGAGCATCACGCCTGCTTTTTGATACCGATAGCCGTCTTTCCAGACAGCATCAAGACATCTGGTGGCGGCAGCTATAATGTCCCGGCTGTCCTGGGTTGGGGTCAACAGTTTTACTGATGCGCTGTTGCCGTAATACGGTTCGTTCAACGCAAACGGGCTCGTTTTGACGAATGCGGAGATAAAGCGGCAATACTGGTGCTCACCACGGAGTTTCTCCGCTGCACGCGAGGCATAGCTGCATATTGCCTGCCTCATCTCATGGTATTCTGTAATGCGGCCGCCGAATGAGCGGCTACAGACGATTTCCTGTTTTACCGGAGCAAACTCCTCCAGACCGAGACAGGGCTCCCCGCGCAGCTCTCGCACAGTTCGCTCCAGCACCACATTAAAATGCTTCCGGATAAAACGGATATCGGTGTCTGCCAGCTGCAATACGGTCTTGATACCCATGGTATCCAACTTTTTGCTGATGCGGCGCCCGACGCCCCAGACCTCATCAACCGGCAGTGCAGCCATTAACTTACGCTGCTTCTCGATGCTGGAAAGGTCCACCACCCCGCCAGTCTGCCGCTGCCACTTCTTCGCCGCGTGATTTGCCAGCTTCGCCAGGGTTTTGGTCTGGGCTATACCCACCCCAACTGTCAGATGCGTGCGCTGCAGAACCGTCTCACGAATTTCGCGGCCAAAATCGGTAAGGTCACGACAGTTTCGCACACCGGTCAGATCGCAAAAAGCCTCATCAATGCTGTAAATTTCGCACCGTGGGGATAGTTCCTCCAGCGTTGTCATAACCCGGTTCGACATATCCGCATAAAGTTCGTAGTTACTGCTGAAACAGATCACACCATGCCTGCGGAAAATGTCCTTCTGCTTAAAATATGGCTCCCCCATCTTCACGAACTGCTTTGCTTCAGCAGAACGCGCTATCACGCAGCCGTCGTTGTTGCTCAGGACAACCACCGGCCGGCCCTTAAGGTCCGGTCGAAATACAGTTTCGCAAGACGCATAGAATGAATTCACATCAACCAGAGCAAACATCACATCACCGGGCAGTCGTCAAATCCAGGTTTGCTGATGATGTGTGTAACCACGCCGATCAGCTCCACGTCTGCGAGCGCATCACCCTCAATCGACTCCCCGTCTTCAGTGATAAGGACACCGCCGAGGAAGCGGGCGAACTGCTGGCATCCACAAAACGAAACGAGCAAAACCGCAGTAGCGATGGGTACTGATGCGCGTTCAACAACGGCAATTCCGCGCTGAGTATCGATAAATGTCGCGTGCTGACTTATACCAGTAGCTGCATAAATTGGTTCAGAATGGAGCATATTGACCTCCGATAAATACTGTTTACATATACAGTAGTTTTATCAATGCGCCCGGTCAATATTGGTTACAGCTATCAATTTTCGCCGCTGCCGTAACATATTGATGTATTGAGTCAGGTAAGTCCTAAAGTGGTTTCTGCCCTGAACTGATTGATGGTTTTGCCAGCAGCGCGAGGATAATATTTCCTGGCTATGGTCTGCCACCATAGTTACTTGCTCACCTGTGAGCTCTTGCATACGGTTCGCAGGTGAGCATCCTCATCCCGCAGGGAAATACTTGTAAACGGTCTTCACTCCTACCCCGATCACGTCAGCCACCTGCTGCCGGGAGGCGCCATTCTCCAGCATTCGCCGCGCGCGCTCGACAACAGCCTGATTCATCACCCGCCGGCGGCCGCCGATACGCCCCTGCTCTCTCGCTGCCGCCAGCCCTGCGCGTGTCCTCTCCACTATCAATTCGCGCTCCATTTCCGCCAGCGCACTCATGACGTGAAAGAAAAAGCGCCCCGCAGCCGTGCTGGTGTCGATGCTATCGGTCAGGCTACGAAAATTAACCCCACGAGCCTGCAGCTCAGATACCAGCGTGATCAGATCGCGGACGCTGCGCCCCAACCTGTCCAGCTTCCAGACCACCAGCACATCCCCCGGTTTTAGCCTACGCAGCGCACGTTTTAACCCAGGCCTCCGGGCATTCTTCCCGCTCGCTGTGTCTTCGAATATCTGCTCACATTCTGCGCGAATCAGCGCATTTTTCTGTAAATCAAGGTTTTGATCCCCGGTGGACACCCGTGCATAGCCAATCAGCATCATGTAACCCTTTGAAATAGCTGATTGTAAAAAGCTCAAGGCATTCGCACAAACCCTCGTTTAGGCGAACGCCTTTTTTTGGAGCAAAAAACATGGCCTTTGATCCGCCTCTTGGGAGCAGTTCGCCTGCGGTGCTGCTCGGTAATGCCACTCGCCTGGATAATTTGCTGAATAGCCTGGCGCTGGTTTTTCCTGATCGTGAAGGAGTCGATCTGGATACCTGGCGCGGAATGATGGCGAAAAACGATGAGATCAGGCAGAACCTGATCCCATTGAGTAAGCAGTACATGACGCTGCTGTCGGCGCAGGCGGATATCGCGAATATTCCAGAAGGCAGCAGCACCTATGTGCGTAGCCAGGACGGCAGCGCCCTCGCGATCGAAGTCATGAACGTTAGCGGGACGCTGCAGCCTACCGGGCGGCAGATGCCGTCTAAGTCATATCTGGATTCCGTCAGTGCGGTGACTGGGCAGATTTATTCTGATGTAGGGCGCGGCTTACTGGTCATTAATTATTTCGACAAAGAGCGGACTACGGATGGTTTTGCGGTTGGCACTACCGGTTCGCTGGTCGCAAATGCGGCGTACTTTGCGAGTGACAGGATACCGGTACTCGGCGGTACGCAGTATGTGTTCGCGGTGAATGTGTCACAACTGGCATTTTATGATTTGCAGGGCAACTTCATTTCCTATGTTGCAGGCGCCACTGCGGGAGCTGTATTTACCACGCCAGCCAGTACCAGGTATCTCCGCTTCTCGCAGACTCTGAGCACAGGGAAAAACGCCCAGATGCTGATAAAGGGCACGGCTGTTCCGACTGATTATGTTGGGGCTGGGCTTGTGGACCCATTTTCGGCCAAACGCACAGCACTGGGTCAGGCAATTGATATTAGCTCGCGTGCAAACGCTCTAGTACGAAACCTGTTTGATAAAAACCGGGCAAACGACGGATATGCACTCTCGACTAACGGCAGCCTGACGGCAAATGCCAGTTATTTTGTTACTGACTATATTCCCGTGCTGCCGGGGGAGAGCTATATCCTTTCATCCGGTACGCAGGTGCTGTGCTTCTATGATCCGGACCTGAGCAAAACGTCAAATATCACTGTCGCTGCTTCAACTGCTTTTACCGTGCCGACGGGTTCCTATTACCTGCGTTTCCAGAGCACTCCGCTCACAGGCAAAGAAAGCCTGATGGTCATTCGTGGAACGTCCCTGCCATCATCCTATGTAGGGTTTGGTGCGCTGACAACTGCGGAGGCGACGGCACTCACTCAGTCAATCGCCTGGGGCATTGCTGATGGCACATTGGCCGCAGTGCGTAATATGTTTAACAAAGATGTTGCGCTGGATAATTATGCGCTGGCAACGAGTGGCACACCGTATGTGGCGAATAATTACTTTGTAACCGGATGGATACCAGTCAAGCCAGCGCAGCAATACATCATGAACGCTGCCTCAGGCGTGGCCGTATTCTTTGATGCCAATAAAGCGAAGGTTTCAAACGGAACTATCGCTAACGGTACCGTATTCACCACGCCCGCTGGCGCGGCATTTGTCCGGTTTCAGGTTCTGGGTCTGAACGTTAAAAACACCCTGATGTTGGTTGAGGGGGCTGCACTCCCTGCATCCTATCTGTCGTTTGGTTCGCCGACATCAACTTACGTCGATACACAATCGCTGACTGTCGCGCGTTCGGTCGCGCTGTCACTGCAAAAAGTGACGGTTAATCTCTATAACAGTGAACTCGCCCTGACAGATACGGGTGTTTCTTATCAGACCGGTGGGTTGACATCTTCAGCGGGGTATTTCGCAACACCGAAAATGATGGTCACTCCTGGTGACTGGTTCGTGTCGACTTACGGCTCCGGAGGCGGGGCATTCTATAAAATTGACGGCACCTTCATCAGCGGCTTCCAGAATCTGGTCGCAAATACGCCTTATGCTGTTCCTGATAATGCATATTTTGTTCGATTCCAGGTCTACAACCTGACACGCCTTAACAGCCTGATGGTTTCACCTGGTCAGGCTGTTCCTGCTGGGTATGTTCCTTTCGGTGGGCAGGGACAGGAATTGCCCTGGCAGGGAAAGGGGATCGGATTCCTTGGTGACAGCATAACAAACACGGGGAATTACATTGCGCCACTACTTTCCCGGACCGGTATGCGCCAGATTGCCAATTATGGCGTACCGGGTCAGGGAGTCAGAACGATGGCTGATTCACTCAACGCCACCACTATTGATGCAATGGATTTCATTTCGATTCTGGGAGGGACGAACGATTATGGGGGAAATCGCCGGCTCGGGACAATTGCAGAAGCCAGGGCGGATTATGACGATACGACGGTTAAATCGTTTTATTACGACGTGTTCTTCGTATTGAACAAAATCTATACCCTGAAACCAACGGTACGAGTGATGTTCAGCACGCCGATGAAACGTGGTGCATTTGAAAGCCAGCCAGTTTATCCGGCGGCGAACTCAGCGGGCTTTACGTTGCCACAGTACGTGCAGGCCATTAGAGAAGTGTGCGCGTTATTCAGTGTGCCAGTCTGCGATTTGTTTGCTGAAAGCGGAATAAATCTCTATAACCTGAGCCTCTATACCGGGGATAACCTGCATCCGAATGCCGCTGGCGGAGAGTTGATAGCCCGGAGAATGGCAAGCGTTGTGAATATGCTTTAAAAAAACGCCCCCGGAGGCACACCGGGGGAAAATACTGAATGACATTATTGCTGTGTGCGTCTTTGCGCACTGCGTATCTTGTAAGAAAATTCCTGGTGTTTCCAGTAATTTCTAATTTTTCAGAATGAGGTCAGGCAGATATGCCACGCTTTGAGTAATAAGCCTTTAACGCAGCATATACCTGACTGATCTCAGCTGTTGAGAGCATACGGCTGTAAATCGCGGCCGCGTACAGATTACCCTGCGAGCTCTCTGCGGCGTTGTAATGCGATCCCAGCAGGATATTACCTGCCTTTCCATAAACACCATTTGCTGGCAGAGGCGCCTGGGCATTTTTATTATTCGTCAGATCATAAAGGCTGGACGTTTTTGCTGTCTGACTGAATGCCGATGCTATGGCGCGGAGCCTGATATTATCAACACCCGACGATACCCCGTAAGATGAGTTTTGCCTGGTAACGAAACCGTCAGTGGAATAACTAAGAGAAATGGTCGGGTTTCGGGTCGTGGCACTCTGACGCATAAATGATTGCGACGTGAGGCTACCGCCGTTTGTAATCGGCGAACCTGTAGTGGACCAGGTGGGGAAACTGCCATCCGTGCCGGTTGGTTCTGCCACCGTAATAATGGTCATTTCATCCGTCAGTTTTATCCCCGTATTGATGAAATTCAGCAGATTGGTCAGCAGAAAACTTTGTCCGTTTGCGTTGAAAAGTGGCGTCCCATTTTTCGTTGGCGTTGGTTTATTGGGGATAAGGTTGCGCGTCAGGGCCGCTTCGCTGTTAAAAAAGTTGAAATACTCCACGCCTGCAGTTACCGGAGGTAAATATCCGGTCGCCACCGCCGAAAAATCGACATCTTTCTGAATTGCCAGGCTCATTTATTCATCCTTAGTGAAGGTCATGGAAAAGGCAATTGACCAGTTTTCCATTGGATAGGGTTTGCCGATCAGCTCCGGAATATTCTCTTCCGGCCACTGGGTGAATTGCGGGTCATATTCGTACACTTCATCCGGTACGTATTTATCAGAATCGGTTACCATGCCCTGCCCATACTGGGGGCGTGTTGCGTAGGCCACCCGGACTTTCCCCTGGGGCTCTGTATCGCATGTCAGGCGAATAACCGTGTCGGCTGCAACAGCAACGCTGGTGATATTCAGTTCTGTCCCTATGCCGGACGGATCGGCATCAATCCTATGCCAGGCGCGAAATCCGCAGTTAGTGATGGGGGTTCGGGTTCCGTTCCTGAACGGGCTGGTAAATTTTAATGGTGGATGATCGACGTAGTAACTCAACAGAAAATCTGAACCTGCACAGGTAATGCCCATGGGAGCGAGCGGCTGGAATGGACGCCGCTGATTCAGTACACGATCTTTTGCTTTGGCAAAATAACAACCCAGCCAGCGACTGCCGTTCGTCATCAGATGGCCGCCTTTATCCGGCAACTGATAGTCCGGCCCAATGAGGAAGCAGTTTGGTGTTTCCTGACAAAACTCCCATTGCGCCATTCCCACCCAAAGCTCGACAGCGTTCACCGGCTGCGTGGCCGGATTAGGACTGTAGGTGTATCCCGTCTGAGAAATAAACCAGGCTGGATTGTCTTTCTGGCCGGTGATCCCACGAATGGTATTATTGATTTTGTTGTAGAGTTGCCCCAGTTGCGATTTATATGTGGCTTTAGGCGTTCCGTCATCATAGTCGCGTTGTCCCTGAACGAAATCGACCCCGGTAACCGAATAGGTTTTCCCTTCGCTGTCAGCCAGGGCCTTTGCCTTCGTTACGCATTCAACGACACGATTAAAATATTTGGTATCGTCCATCAGGCTGGCAATTGACTGGCCGGACACGCCGACCGTGGAGGCGACAAACAGTCGACCAGGGTCAGCACTCAGACAGTGCGCCTCAAGGAAGTGTCGTCTGAATCCGTTCACCGCGCCAACGATCGGACTCTCCCCTTCATTAACCGCGCTTCGAGCCAGCGCGAGTTGCTCCGCATCGGACAGAATGGCGCTGCCAGAGACTGACTGTACAACTGCCCGCAGAGGTTGCCACGCATTTACGCCCAGGGGAACAAACGCATTGTTCGTCGTGCTCGCCGGACGAACAGACTGCCCCAGCATCAGCGAATCATATTTAGGCGTTTTGCTGACAACCGGCCAGCTCATATACCCCATACCAAGGCTCTGACACTCCATCAAAAAATGGTTATACGCCTCAGTCGGAAATTTCAGCCGTGTCAGTACGCGCCGCGAAACTTCAGCCGCGTAAGCTTTATTTTTCAAATCCAGAATGCTGACTTCGTCAACAGGTGAAGAACCGCCGCCGGAATCTCCCAACAGATAGCGTCCGAAATTATCCAGCACATCGATATAGAATCCCTCGGGGTCCTGAAACCGTAATCCGACATCATCGGTAAACAGGATTTTGATATTTCCCGCCAGAATATTGTCTGTCCCGAGGTAAGCCGACTTTGAGCCAAAACCGCCCTGATTATCCACTCCCCACGCAATCCAGCCCGCAGAGTCTTTCAGTGCCAGCCAGAACCCTGGTACATCTCCGGTAACAATCGAATCCAGCAACTGGCGCGAAAGTGCGTCCACGGCATCCTGAGAAGGCATCCGACGTCCGGTAGCCGTCAGAACCCCATTTATGTTTTTGTACTCATCCGCAAGGGCAGCGCTGTCCGTAGTTCTAACCCATGTCACGGCCCCCTCTGGTATTTTTCCAGCAGCGACTGCAGCCTGAGCATCAGAGAGGGTATTAAAGGGGAGCCCGATAGCGGTAATGCTGTTCTGCGCATCAGTGACAGCAGCAAGCATCATCGTCACGATCTGGCGCCAGGTGTCCAGCGGTTGCCCGGCACGGTCTGGAACGGTAGCCGCTGGCCCATTGACCAGCTTATCCAGGCGCTCGGCGTTATCGAGCAACACAGCGGGAGACGTGCTCCCCAGCTCCGGGTTAAAGGCCATGTTTTTTTGCTCCAAAAAAGGCGTTCGCCTAAACGAGGGTTTAAGCGAAAGAGTTAATAAGGGGTTTTTATGGGGTATTACGAGACGTCGCCGGGGTATGTGGCGTCGTCGTAGGCGTAGAACAATTCGAGATATTCGTTGGCGGTCACCTGGCAGGTGCCGTCAGACTGTGGGGCAATTTCTGCCACCAGCGCATCATAGACATGCCGCGTTGAACCGCAGAACACCAGCCGGATCGGCTCGATGGTTGCAGACGATAAATTGATTTTCAGCAGGTCATCAAACTCACTCAGATGCGGGACCGAAAGTTGATAATCCCCTGCTCTGGTCGCCACCATCAGCCCGGAGGCAGAGCCATCCTGGTAACGGACCAGCGCGCGAGGGTTTTCAAAAGACCAGTCCAGCGGCTCCGTGACGGTGAAGGTCGTTACACCGCCAGCCGTTGTCATCTCCTCAACAAGACAGGAAATCGTGTTATTCCCCGGTATATCGTCGGTCAGCACAATACGATCGCCCACGTTGTAGCAGAGTGCGTCCAGTTCGGTCGTCGTCTGGAACGTTACCCGCTGTTGCAGGTATTTCATCAGGCGCCGCATCCCAATTTGATAAGCGTGATCCTGACTCAATACCCCGTCGAGTTTGTAATCCTCGACTTTCACCGGTGTAGGGTTATCGGGAGTGCGGCATTTAACCGTCTCTTCCGCCCATGTGATCCCGTTGATGTACGTTACGTCAACGCCGTCGTAATCATCGTCAGATGGAGCAGTGAAACCACTCTGCAGCTCTTCGACCATCTCATGCGGGGTGATCACCCCTGTCCAGGGCTTAATCCCCTCCCGGTTTACTGTCGCCAGGCCATCACTCAGCAGAAAACGTGACTTCCCGGCGTTGGTGATCTTTTGCAGCATTTCCAGTGCCGAGATACTGTCGCCGGTAGCGAAATCAAAATACTCTCCCCGCGGCGTCCAGTACGCAGACTCCAGTGCGTTAATGGTATCGACATCCATCTCCAGCCCCAGCGAGTTCCCGACATGGAGCAGCGCCCCCGAAATGGTTCTGGCCGTTCCGGTTTCATAGGCACGCGTCCCCACAACGTTTACGCGGCGGTCAGACTGCGCCGCAAGTTTACCGCCAGTCTCGACCGTCACCGCCATCAGCGACACACCGGGATAGGATGAAGGACGCGTCATCAGGCGCCCGCACAGTGCCTGCCAGTACATCGAATCCCTGGCATTATTGGAGCCCTGTTCGTTGCGCCGTCGGCAGCGTACCTCTACAAGCCCCGGAGAACCGAGTGTGATCCGCTCAGTAAAGCCCAGACCGTTAACGTTTTTCAGCGCGTACTCGCCCTGTTTACTGACCCACCCTGAGCTGGAGCCGTAAATCCGGTACTGAATTTCCCACTCAACATGCCGGAGTCGTTTCTTGCCCTTGCTGTCAAAACCGCAGATGCCGTTCGGAAAGGAAAAATTCACTTCGAACATATCCACCACTTCATTTTCAGGGCATACCAGGAACGGCCCCAGCCAGCTCAGCGTGTCGTTAAGTCCGGTTGCCTCGTAGTCGATCATCGTCCTGGCGGTGAATCCCGGCCATGACTCATCAACTGTACCGTTTACCAGGCGCCCCACTGTCGCCGTCGTGCCGTCAGCTGACACAATCCGGTACTCATTCCCGCGGTGTGCAAGTGAAAGCCGCTGCACGCCATCCGGCATGCCGGAGAAGGCCGTTCCCGTGGCGCTGTTATAGGCAAGCGTCACATTTGCCGTTACCGCCGGGCTGCCGCCGGTTGATGCCGTGCCGGAGGTGTAAACCGGAGCATCACCGAAAACGGCAGCAGGCAGCGAGGATGATGTGATTGCTCCTCCCGCGAACGGACTGGCCGCCTCGGTTATCACTACAGTCCCGCCGTTATCTTGGGCGACCAGGCCGGAGCCAGTGAGTCCCTCGGTGATGGCCGCCAGCAGTCCCGACATCGAGACATAGTTAGCCACCAGCGACACCGTGTAAGTTGTGCCCTGCCAGGTGATCGTGAACGTGCTGGGGCTGGTTGAAAAATCGTAGGTGGTCGGGGCCGCACTGGCCTGGACTTTTACCGCACTTCCCCCGGTGCCGGGCACTGCATCCTGACCGGGGGTATATGACGCGATAAACAGATCGTAATCGACTGAGTTAAACCCCAGGGTTACCGGCATACCTACTACCGGCGCGATCTCCGTCAGCAGCGGGCTTGCGATAACGCTGTATCCAGCCGCCGTAGTGATCTGGTAGTTCGCCGGGGCTTTCAGTTCGACCACTGCGCCAGCGACCCAGCTGGGCGGTAGCGCGTTTTCGTTCTCGTCGTCATCATCGCCGTCATCCATGTCCAGCCCGGTAAACGTTACGTCTGCTCCGGCCACGGTCATGCTGTCTGCGATAATGTCGTCCGCATCCGGGGACGTCTGGGCCATGTCCAGCCCGGTGCCGGATGACGTCCCGCCGACCTCCGTACTGTTGAACCAGTTTTCACTGCGCTCATCGCCGGAAACGTCCGCACCAGGGGGATAATGCGTGCTGCTGAATCCCGGCAGGGTCGATGCAGGTGTACTGCCAACGCGGATATCGCCATTGGTATAATCCACAGCTCCGACACCAAGGCACAGCAGCATCTGTACGCGCATTTTCGTGGGATCGTCAGCATCGAACCGGGTAACGGGCTGCACAACATAATCCGGATAAATACGCACCCGGCCAAAAACTTCACGAATCGCCTCACCCAGTTTCGCGCTGTTTGCTTTAGCGGGGTTCAGGTCGAGGCTTCGCCCGGTGGATGACGTGTAGCCGCCGGCATCAATGTTACTCATCATGAACAGTGAATAAGCCGCAGATGCGACGGCGATGCCCACTCCTATCCAGGCAATCGTAGCGGCCTCAAGCCCGAAAGGCACCGGGTACATGCGGACGTCGCTTTCCGGCCGGATGATGCGAAACGCCCATTCGCCAGGTGGTATCGGCTGACCATCAAGCTCAATGGCCAGCGGTGGGACATCCCGATCCTCATAGTCTTCGACATTGGTAACCAGCCAGCTGCGAATGGTGGTAACACCATGCTGATGCGTTTCGAGTGGTTCACCGGGCAACCCCGACGGGTAAAAACGAATAGTCATTGCCAGAACTCCACTTTGACAAATCGCCGCTTAAATCGCGGTAAAGGCAGAAAGGTGACATTCGTTCCCGGATTGCATTCCGCCACGTGCAGCAGGCCACCGATATTAACGACGATACCGACATGGGTGACGGTTGAACCGGAATAACAGGCCACCCCGGCACCTTCGCAGGGTTCGCAGCGCTCCAGAGAAAGCATCATCCGCCGCGCTTCACGGTCGAGCCCGCCGTCGTCTTTGGTCACCCCGGCGAACTCAGGCCAGAGAGGCAATCCAAGGTCCGCCCGGATTTCGTTCACGATGCCGAAGCAGTCGAGCTGCGGATACACTCTGCCGCCCTTCAGCCAGGTGACTGAACGGTATTTATCAGGGTTAAACATTGGGATTCCTTAGCTGATGTAACGCAGACCGGGGAATAAAGGGAGCGTATAGCGGTATCGCGGCCAGGCTGTATCAAGGACATTCATATAGCCTGCAGTGATCTGTACCTCTGTCGCCGTCCAGTAGCCAGATTTGACCTGCAGCGTATAAGGTACCGCCGCAGGCGCCGCTAAATCTGTGGAGATATAACTCCGGTAAGTCAGTGATGCCGAAAGGCGGTTCGCCAGCGCATTGCGGATCGCCGTAGACACAACGCCGTCGATATTGCACAGAGCGAATTTCAGGTCCTGCGTGCCGTCCTCGTTACGCGCCGGCAGCGCAATATCAATCGCGCAGGCGGTAAACGTTACGGTCTCGCCGGTCTCCGTCGTCGCGGTAATATCCTCATAACCCTGACACAGATAGTGAACATCTGAACCGATGGTGATCTGCAGCGTTTCGATGATTACCTCTGACCCGCTACTGGCGTAAAGGCGGTTAATCTGCGTCATGCTTTGGCCACTCCTTATTCAGCGCGATATCGAGCAGCGAGCTGCCGACTATCCAATCCGGATAATGTCCCCATCCAGCTGGAGGTAATGGACGCTCCCATAGCTCAACAGGTGCCGTATATCTCCAGTAAAACCCACCCTCCGGAGTGGGTCCTTTATAAATGTCCGTGAAGCGACATACATAATTTTTAAACCCTACAGGAGTTAATAACGGTATATTGAACCAGGCCGCCCCGTCAGATAGCACATCGCGAAACCACGCTTCAAAGGCCTGAGCTTGCGCATCATTAAATATCCATGCCAGATCTGTTTGGGTTGGTGTCGAGGTATAAGCACGCCGCTGCCGCGCGCGACCAGTTACCATCGAAGTCCGTTTCAGCGGAGAAACCGGAGTTAAACCAAAACTATCTTTAAGAGGGCCTGGCAGGTAATCGGAGGGATAGTAAAGCGTTGAGGTGATAGCCATCAGCCGATTTTCCTCCCAGAGTTAGTTTTGCTGGTTAATGCTCTGTGCAAATCACCCTGCCCTCTTGCAACTGAGTTCACCGCTTTTCGATATCCCCGTTCAGCACCCTCATCTGCGGCTTTACGCACCAGCGCCAAAGTTGCATCGGATGGGTTCCCATTTATTGGGATGTTGATAGTAGGCGAATAAATAGCGCCGCTTCCGGTTGATTGAGTCGCGACTCTATCCAGTGTGGCATCCAGCTTTGCACTGGTTTTAGCAGTAGTAACGCGCTCGCCTTTCTGCAGGAGCCATGTTCCTGTTTCAGGTACTGAGTCGATACCGTCGTGAGCCTGGCCGTGCAATGCCGACCCGATCGCCGTCATGAATACGCCAGCTGCTGCAGCTGCTGCAATTGCTTGAGCCGGAGCCACCGCCGGGCCAACGTAAGGAACACCTATCCATTGCGTGAAGGCATTAAGCGCCGCCATTGCTACCTGAGCAGCGGCATATTGCAGCATTGCCGCACCTACAGACTGTATAAAGGTCGCTGCAAAATCTTGAGCGTTCAACTTTCCAGTTTCTGCCCAAGTTATAATCATGTCGGTCATGCTGCTGAATGTTTGCGCCCCAACCTGCTGCATTGTGGAGTACAAATCCATCGCAGCAGTAGCCTGTGCAGCAAAACCAGAAATTAACCCAGCACTGTAATCACTCTGTAATTCATCCTGTTGCTTATAATAATCATTTTGAATTTCTAGCCTCTTATTCAGCGCATCCTGTAAAGCTTCAGTTTCAGCGTCATAAAGACTTTTAGAAATATCACCGGATTGGTATTGTTTTAATAAATCCTCGCGACTCCCCTCATATTCCTGCTGAATACTGTTGCGCTCTTGCATCCGGCTACGTGCTCGATCTCCAGAATAACGTCCAATAAATTCACTATCATATCCCTGCTTAATTAATTTATTCTGTCTTTCAAGGCCTGATACGTATTCAGCTACTTTCGCGTTTTCCTGATTAAGACGTAACTCTTCCTTTTTGGAGTCCAGGAACTTAGCCGCATCTCGAAGTTGGTTTTTTTGCGCGTCTGATAATTTCTTTAGGTTACCACTTGTTATATCAAAATTTACTTTTTCAAGCTCTGTAACTTCTGCTGTTTTTTTGCCAGTAGTTTCAATGAGAGCGGCTTGTTTTTGCAGGTCCAAAAGTCGGTTTTTAAACGCATTATCTGAGGGATTGCTCTTTGGTGTTATCTTCTGATTAGACTGCCCTTTCCCCAAATTATAATCATTACCTTTTGGCTGTTCTATCCCCATGTCAGAAAGGAGCGAAGTTAACCCATTAGATCCTTTCTCCACGTCCTCGGGGGTTAAGCTTGATTTGATGGCTCGAAGATACTGAAGACGTTTATTTAAAAAATCTAATTCGTCTTTTTGCTCTTTGCTTTGATTACCTCTTTTGTTAAGAAATTCGATTCGTTGAGCTACATCATTTTCATCAGCTGAATCATAGTTACCTGATACCGCCCCGATCCGCGAGCGTGTATAGGATGCAATGGTACCAAGTCCACCAGCAATGCGGCCAACGACACCGGCTAAACTGATCGCCTCACCTACCAGGTCGGACAGGCCCTGCAGGATAGCGGGGTCAGTGAACACATCATGGATACTATCAAGTCCGTCCTGTAGAGGTGATAAATCTACTTTTGCCAGGCCAGACGCAATTTCCATTTTTAAGCCACGGGCGCTTGTCTCAATATCCTGAAAAAACTGATTAACTTTAACCAGATTATCAATATCTTCCTGCGGCGGAGCTACGCCAAAATCCTTTGATAACTGAAGAAACTGCTTTAGCTTTTCGTTGTTGTTGTCAAACAACGGCAGCATTTTTGACAGGTCATTACCCAGACTTTCAAGGATGTTGGTTTTCCCAGCCTGACTGGGTATTTTCTGTAATGCCGAACTAATAGCCAGTAGCTGTTTATCAGGGGATTGCTGGGCCAGCTTCTGAGCTGAAAGCCCGAGAGTATCGAGCGCCTGCGCAGCCTCACCTGATTTATTCAGAACTGCATCACCGACTTTATCATTAATGTCTTTGAAAATATCAGCTATATTATCTCCGGTTAAACCGGCTTGTTCAGCTGCGTATTGCCAGGATAACAATTCCTGGGTAGACATTTTTAACGACTTAGCCCAACGATCCGATTCAGTAACCTGCTGGGCGGTATTTTTCACAATCGCCAAACCAGCAACGCCAATACCAACAGCAGCAGTAGCGGCTGCAGCCCCAATGGCTGCAATTGATAACCCTATCTCTTTAGCGTCTTTTTTTACCTGATCACGCCATTTTTGGGATGCCCTTTCAGCTTTATCCATTCCCTGAACAAATCCGCCGACCTTTGCTATTAGGTCAATTGTTAAAGTACCGAGGGACTTGCCAGCCATTGAGTTTTCTCCAGGCAATAAAAAACCCCGCCTGAGCGAGGTTTATTTAGATTTGTTTGATAGATTTATTTAACTTTTCCCGCACCCTCCCACCTGGAAGGAAGCTGTATAGTCAACGGCGTTATTTTTATTCACCAAATACAAATATGATTTATTACCTACATAGCCACCGTAACTATTTTTAGCATTCAGTGTAAAAGGCACTAACCAACCATAATAAGTTGTAAACCCTGACTTGCACCAGCCTTTGAACGGCTCGTTAAAATCATATTGCGCTGAGTAAGGGTCCTTAAGACGCCCTGACATATTATCTTTGATAATTTCCTGATAGTTTTTCGGTAGCTGACCATAATCTGCACGGTTTAAATCAGCCTTATCTGGTGCGCTAACACAACCACCTAAAATTATTGCGGACAAAATAATAGCTATTGGTTTTATCATAATCCCCTCGGTATCAATATAATCTTCCCGTAGAGAATATAACTAAATAAACACAATTAATGCCAATTTTTCTTCGCTTCTTCAAGGGATATCGGCACTTTGTTGATGTGCGGGGCAAAGTCGCTAATCTTGAACGGCGGCGTGTTCTTTTCCTTATTGATGTTCGCCAGGACAGAAGCCACCAGCGATGCCCCCCACTCGGTACGCATCATGATGTTAAGCGGGCCGTACTTGTCACGGTATTTGAGCCAGACCAGAAATTCTCGACGGCTCATCCGCTCCTGAGCCTCTGCGATGGTGCGGCCTCCTATGCCGTTCATCACCAGTTCGCACCAGAATTCATCCTCGCCGGTTAGCTCGTAGCCTTTCCCAGCTCGTTAACGTCATGAATTGCCGCAAGCAGAGCCATGACGATCGGGCCATCCAGTGCACCACGCTCAGCTATTGCAGTACCAAGAATGTCTGCCGCTGTAAACACAGGGGCCCCATCCTGATCGCAAATATGTGCCGCAATACGCTCTGCAATCGGGTCCGATTTGCCGTTATACGCCAGCAGATCTGCTTTTGTGGTGTGGTAGCCCATAGGGCGGACAAAGACTGTAGCGATATGCTCTTTCCCGTCGCGACCTTTCCATTTGATCTCTTTCTCTACCGGCCGGCCAGTGAAGGCGCCAGTTTCTTTTAATGTATCAAGCGTGAGTTGCATATTATCTCCTGTTAATGAAAGCCCACCCGGGTGGGCTATTCCAAATTTAAGCGACGCCTGGCAAATACAGTTGCACTTCATCAGCAGCCCGCTCTCGCGCTGCGTGGAGTAGCTGCTTGCGGCCGCCAACGCCCCACTTCGCCATCTGGCTGGCACACTGGCTAATCTCTTTCGTTTCGGTGTTGATGATATGGTCTATTTTGTTCAGGCGGGACATGGCACCGATCCCCATGCGGACAACTGTTCGAAATACCTCGTACACCTCGATTTCGAACTCTGGCTTAATCCATGCTGCATAACGAATAGCGAGCAGTTCGACACCCCAGGCGCCAGTAATATCACCGCCCTTCATTACTTTAAGTGGTTGATTTTGTTCCGAAGCACTTTTTAGTGCTTTGGCCTGCAGCGCCTTAATAAAGCGTTTAATTTGAGCGCTTCTGAGAAACACGCTGGGGCGCTGAGACTCTGTCGCCTCCCCATTGGCCACTGCAGCTGCGTGGAGATCATTGAGGCTGTAGCGACCTTCGTCGTCGACACGAACGGAAACACCGTTTACTGATACGGTTGGATATTGCATGGTGATTACCTTTCAAAAAAGAGACCTCTGCTCACCAGAACGGCCATACCCGAGCGCACCATGCTGCGATGGCGTTCTCAGAGGTCGCTTTTGTGAATGATCTCGAGATTGGAATGCGCGGTGAGTGCGCGGTGACATGCTGGTAAAAAGCCCGGCGAGCCGGGCAGATCATTACGCTGCTGCTTTCGGCACCCACGCGCCGGAGCCTGAACGCTGAATAGTGGCCGAGGTCGTCACAACCGCGTTGCCCTGAAAATCAAACGGGAAATCGGAAACATAACCCTGGAAAATAAACCAGGTGCGATCTGATGGCAGAACCAGACCATCAACGGAATCTTCATCTCCGGCAGCGGCAGCAGTCGGAACACTGGCGCCATCAGACCAACCGACAGCAAACGTCAATTCTGTCTGGTCATTAGCTTCAGCGAGGCCATGCAACATGATATGGCTGGCGTTCGTCGGGTCGGCATTAAGCCCTACGGTTGCGGATGCTGGCGTTTTAAGGCCTTTTTTGTAGGTCCTGGAATCGCGCTCGCTCAGGCAGGTATCGTCGATCTGGTCCGCTGGGTTGCCGCCAGGGTTGAAACTGGTGATACATTCAACCTCGCTGACCACGCCAGATTTGAGCACAAAGAACTGTGTGCCTTGCGTTAATACAGACATTGTTTATCTCCATAAAAAGAAAAACCCGCACAAGGCGGGTCAGTTTTGGGTTGTTGGTTACCTGGTCGTTATCCAGTCAACATCGAAGGAGTAGCGGTATCGCTTTGTTTCCGGATCGCGATTTTGGTCCCCCCACCGGGTGATATAAGCTTTACCTTCAATGGCATCACGCAATACGCGGGCCACGGCGATAACGTCAGCGGCGGTATCACCATAAACATCAACCTGAAGAGAATAACGATCGGCATCAGCACGCTGGCTTAAGTAATTCTCAGGGGATCCGCCGATGTTTTGCCAAACCGCGTAGGGGTACACAATGTTGTCGTCCTGCAGACCGAACGGATAAAACCGCACGGGATTAGCACCTAACAAATTCTTTACCGCCTGGCTGGCAGCACAAGCTGCAAATATTGGAGCAATCATACCGAAGTTCCTTTTTTAGCCGCTCGCCTAACAGCGCGATCAATTGCCTTCTCAAGCTCCACAGCAAAAACATTGATCACGTCGGTATCAGCGCCATTTACCGCCGGGCGCAACATTGGTTTCGCAGCCATGTGTTCGGTCCCGAATTCCGGAAATCGCCAGTACCAGGTATCGCCGCCGGGATTCCCTTTATCCCCCGCCGTTTTATAACTCTTTCCGGCCCTGCCTTTTCGGACATTGGCCTTAGTATTGGCGTATTGCCTCGCACCGCCCATTACACCGATGCGAAATGTCGGATCGCCCGTTCTGCGGAACGTTTTGCTGCTGAACGCGACCACAATGTTTTTGTAAATGGCTTCTTTTGTTGAAGGATCATCAACACGCGCTGCGTTATTTCTCGCCCTGTCCCGGATGACGTTTGCCGCCTTCCGCAGTGCTGCGCGACCAGTTTTATTACGGGTTACCTGTGATACGGCATCTAATTTCCCCAGAAGGGAATCAAGTCCGTTAAGATTCACCTCTACGCCATCAGTCATCTTTTAGCCCCTCGGAGCAAGGGAGCGTCAGATATTCTCTTCCGCTGCGAGGATCGGGTAGCACGCCCTCAATGTTATAAATATTCCCGCGGTATAGGATGCGACATTGCGCGGTGATATCCGCGCGCCGGCGGATGGTGATCCTGGTGGTTATCTCATTCTGGGTTGCCTGGGCAGAGGTAAATTCCCTGGCCGAGAGAGGGTAAACCTCCGCCCAAATCCCATTATCTGCGGTAGATTGAACCAGGTTGACCCAATTTTTCGCAACCTCTCCAGTTTGAGGATCTTGCACCGACACAAATTTTTGTGGAATGACACGATGCCGAAGTTTTCCGACCTGCATGTTACCCCCTGGGTTTGCCGCTCAGATAAGTTTGCTGCTCTGGTGGTTCATCCAACTCGCCGGCAAGCGACTGGATAATGACGTCAGACAAAGCCATGTTTGATTCAGCCAGGCGATTTATCGCTTCCGTCTGTTCTCTCTGTGCCGCGGTCTGTTCGGTCAGCGCGGCAATCAGCGCGTTTACCAGTTGCTCGTTCATAGGCAATTTTCGTCCACTTTTTTAACCATTCACGCCGACGGCGGCACCCTTCACAGGCCATATTTTTATACCCCCATATCTATGCGATAGGGATTAAGCAACCAACGCGCTGGGCCAGGTAAATCATGGCTCAGGTCGTCACCGCGGTTTTCATACAGCCAGCCAAGGATAAGAAGAATCGCGCTGTGAATAGACGGCGTGATGACAATTGGCCGCTCGCCGGCGCTTTCGTTCTCAACGGCACTATCCAGAGCAGCTTGATCAGCATAAAAGCGACGGTTTAAAAACTGCATAGCAGCATCCTCTGCTGCTGCCAGATAACCTTCCACCATCGTTTTATCAATCTCATCATCCAGCCTGAGATGTTCCATGGCAGTTTCAGTGTCTATTACCGTCATAACCATTACCCTTTGGTTTCGGGGGGGCGGTCCATTTTGTTATCAGGGACTTCACCAACGATCGTCACCAATCCGTTACCTTTGAGCTCGGCAGCACGCAAGCGAGAAACGTGAAAAGGATCATCAGTTGGTGTTCTGAAAATATCACCATCCATAAAACGCCGGACAGGTTGAACCTGAATAGTCCCGGAATCAGTTGTTTTTGGCGCCATATCGCTGGCAACGGAGACGGGCAATTCGGTACCACTTTTTCTGGCCATCATATTCTCCCTAAAAGAGAGGGCCGCTTAAGCGGCCCTTAATTGTCAGCCGCCAGAGGCGGTTACATTACCGGTGACAAATGCCTCCGGCCGATAGACCGCCAATGCCAGACGCTCTTCTGCACGAATGGTGACCATGTTTTTAATAAAGTCATCTTCGTTCTCAGTGGATAGCAGGACTTCGATATCCATGCGGTCGAAGATTTGTGCTGCCATATTAAACGCCCCGGTCAGGAAGTTGTTCTGCGCCATGGCCTGAGTTTCCACAACAGGAAGCCCCCAGATGCGCGGAACACCACCGTTGACCGGCTGAGCGATGATGTAGCGGCCTTCGTTATCTTTGGTCAACTCGATGCCTGCCCAGTCAATCGGGTTCAGTACAAAACCAGACGCCGGATATTCTGCAAGAACTGCCTGCAAAACCGCCAGACGAAGACGATCGATCGGCGTGGCATTCGCTAAGGTCAGAGCAGGCGCAAACTCTGAAGCCTGCGGCAGAATGCCGAGGATATTCGCACCGGTACCATCGCCGCTCAGCAACTGCTGCTCCTCTTTAAAGCGAAGACCATACTGAGCACGGCCATCGATATAGCTGGCCAAACCGGGCGCATCGTCCAGGATCTGACGGGACGCTTTAAAATAATGCGCAATGGTACGAACCGGCGCACTTTTCAGCTCAAACTTAATGTCTGATTTTGGCTTAAGGGCACCTTCAGCCACAGCTGCAGCATTATTGGTAAACCCCGTTTCCTGAACGAATTCAATACCGTTAGATGCAGTATTACCGGGGATCAGCAGATTACGGATGGTAAGAGTGCGTTCCGGCGGTGCGATAATTCCCTGAACACGATCGGATACAACCAGACTGTTGGTTGCGCTCACGCCAGTGCCCGTAGTGGCCGGCACGTTCATAATATCTTTCTGTTCCAGCTTGACGCGGATGCTCTTACGGGCCGAACTGTCCATACCTTTGAACTCTTCACTTTCGACCACCAGCTCACCGAGCGATTTTCGCTGTGCAGGTGCATCGTTCTGGCGGCGTGCACCTTTTTGCTCCAGCTCAGTGAGACGTTCTTTCAGCTCGTTCATCTGATTAAGGCTTTCGTCCGTTCGTTGTTTCAGTTCCAGCGAAACGGTTTCTCCTGCCTCCATTTTTTTCTTAACGTCTTCGCCAAAGTTTTTGACCTGATCAATCACCATGGTGAGCTGAGTAGAGATTTCGCCAATACTTTGTGGCTGATCTTCAGCCGATTTTTTCTGGTACATATAAATCCCTTAGAGAATTTTTGGGAGAGAAAACTGGCTCAGTTGCTGGCGCATCGCCGCAATAGCCGCTTTGGTTTCGCCGTCTTCGCCCCCGGACTCACTCCGGTCAAGCAGATAGGACAGTCCGCGGGAGGCGACCGCAGCGGACTGACTTTTCGAGAAACCTGCCTCTCGCAGGAACTTCTCAAATTCAGGTAAGGAAGGAAGATCACCGTGTGACAGCTTCGACTTAATGACGTCAATACGCGCATCATCGTTGGCCGGCACGGTAACAATGGAGATTTCAACCAGGTCGAGCTTCGTTAATGTGCGGATCCGGGTTTTCTCATCGTAATTCGCTTCCCGTACGTAATAGCCAATGGAAAGGCCTGTAATGGCACGGGTTTTCATACCCCGCCAGGCGGTTTTCGCGTAGGCCGCGTCTTCAAGCCACAGGGCCCCTTCACCAAAAAGCCCATGTTTATCTTCTTTCAGGGTCGAGATGTCCCAGTTCCCGATGGGTTCGCCGGTGCGATGCTGCCAGAGAACCGGGAACGTTCTCCCCTTCGCCCGTGTTTCCTCGATGCTTTCGAGGAACGCACCCGGCGCCACGACTTCGTTGTAACTATCGACAACATCGAAGACAGAACCGTATCCAGAAAAAAGGCCGTCATCGTTGACAGCCTTAATATCGAAGTCGAATGCCTTTACTTTCATGGCTGCGTTTTTCCGGTACATTCCGGCGTCTCCTCTGATTTAATGCCAAGCCATTCCCGCAGTGCGTTTTTGGCTGATTCACTGTCGCCGGACTTGCCAAGCTGATCTATCGGCAGCAGGTTGGATTGAACGGTTAGTTGGTCAGCGCCAGGTTTTGGCTGAAGGTTTTCTTTTTGCCGTGCTTCATTGCGGGTCATCAGACCGTTCTGGGTCATCGTTGAGTAAAAAGCGGCACGGGCGGCGCTGTCGGCACGTAAGAGACCTTCGATGGAAAACTCCGCGAAGTACTTATTTCTTTCCCCCGGTGCCAGGAGGCTTTTACGAATCGCCTGCTCAATACGGGTCAACCAGGGACGAAGTGAAAACGTTAAAAAGCCAATCAGCATCTGTTCGACGCCACTTCCCCACATCGTCTGCCCCTGGGCGCTATGTCCAATCAACCCCGGCCATACTCTGAACCACCGACAAATCTCTTCGATATTGAATGCTCTGGACTGCAGCATCTGGGCGTCTTCCGGGTTGAGGTCAACAGGCTGAAACTTCATTCCCGCTTCAAGAACCATCATTTTCCCGGTATTCATGGAGCCAGAAAATTGTTCGACCATGCTTTCACGTACTTCATTACGCTGCTCTTTTTTCAGGATCTGATCCATTGAGAGAACGCCGCTGGGCCGCATACCGTTTTTAAAAACTTTGGCGCTGGCTTCATCTGTTGCCATTGCCAGACCAAGTGTCTGTCGGGCATAACTGACAGGTGACAGGCCCATGACACCATTGGTGCTGAATGCACGGATGTGCATGATGTCCCGTTCATCAATGTTTCGGAATGTACCTGAAGGCCAGTCACGGTAGGTATAAATTGGATCTCCGCTGTTACTTAAATCAACCTTCATCCTTTCTGGCCTGAGCGGTACAAGCGAGGTAATACGCTTTCCGGTACGGTCGATTTCCGCGTAAGCATTCCCCCATAACAGCAGACTGGCCATGATCATTTCCCAGAACTCCACAGCGGTCATGTCAGCATTTGGTTGATTATGGAGGAGCTCATAAAGCGGGTGATCATTTGCACTCTGGCGACCATCAGCCGTTTTTTCGTAAAAACCAACAGGCAACGTCGCGATGGTTTCGGATAACAGCCTTACGCATGACCACACTGCCGATAACTGCAGGGCTTTATCAACCGTAACGGATTTGCCTGCTGCGGACTGCCCACCAGCATAAGCAGCCCAGAATTCACCGTCGGTAAGGGAGATGGGTACGCCGAGCCACCGGCGAACGGCGCTTTTTATCCGGCCTGGCTTCTTCTCTTTATTCATGGTGACTCACACAATGATGGGATTACTGAAAAAGTCGTCGATATCGCCAGAATCATCCTCATAGCCTTCGGAGGCACCGATTGCCATAGCGCCCGCTACAATGCCGTCGATACGCCCGGTACTTTTTTTCTTGGCAAAAATTCGGTTTTCTTTCTGATCAGCCTCCGTCACTGCTGAAGCCGCATTCCAGCGAAGACAAGGGTTCGTCCTGATGATAATGACGCTGTCATCAAGCAACTCTTCAAACAATTCGATGGAGTGAGGCATCCACAGTCCGGAATCTTTCGCTTTGTAATACCCTTGCCCATGAGGGATTAAGGGAACAGAAACAGATGCTTCCTCAAGCTCCGGCTCAAGATATTTAATGCGATACTGGTCGAAGGCGATGGCCTTGATATCAAACTTCTCCGTCAGATCGGCAATACGCTGGGCAACAAAGCCGTATTTCACCGCTTTGCCTGGCGTAGTGTGGATGTGACCATCGCGCTCCCAGGCGTCATAAGGTACCCGGTCCGTTTTAGCCCGTTCGAGCAAGGTATCTTTGGGTGTCCAGAACTCCACCAGCAACTTGCGTTGTTTTGGAAAAAACAGCGCCAGGGCAGTCAAATCACGGGATCCGGACAAGTCCAGGCCACCGTAGCATTCCTCACCCTCCAGCTCATCTGGATCAAAGTTTTCCTCACATCCCATCCAGACATCACTGCTCATCCACGGGTTAGCCGCGTCAACCCACTGACAGAAGTTGAGACGCCTGACAATACTCTCTTTCGAAGGCATACCCCGGGCCTGAGTCACCTGCTCACGAAGATAGCTTTCTTCAAAGGTGTGACCCAGCGAAGGGTTAGCCTTTTTCCAGCAGGACTCATCTTTGAAAGGATCGTCACCTTCATCCAGTGAACAAATAAAGGCGAAAAAACTGTCATCTTCTATCGAACCGGCAGATACCTTTCTACCGTATTCGTGATAGTCATAGCAGACGCTAGTTTTATCGTGTCCACTGTTCGTGATCATAAAAATGAGTGCCTGCCGACGGCCTTTAGTGCCGGCGCGCATCATTTCAACAACCTGATTGCTTTTATGCTCGTGAACTTCATCAATAAGAGCGCAATGTGGTCGTGGACCCGACTGCCCGTCATCTGAGCTAATTGGGCGAAAGAAGGAACCAGCCTGAAGAAAAGCCAGGTTCCACTCTTTTCCGGCGCCGCCAGATTTCTGTATGCGTGCGGAAAGAGCCGGAGACTGATCGACCATAGCCACCGCATCACGGAAGAGGACCATAGCCTGGTCTTTCTTCGTGGCAGCTGCATAAACTTCAGCACGCGCTTCTTTATCGGCGGTGAGACAGTAAAGTCCTATTCCTGCAGAAAGAGGGGATTTTCCGGATCCCTTCCCGGACTCCACGTAAACCATTCGGAACCGGCGAAAACCTCTCGCATTCTTCCAGCCAAAAATCGAACCGACGATGAAGCACTGCCATGGCAACAGCACGAAAGGCTCGCCTTCAAAATCGCCACCGTTGAGCTTCAGAACTTTCGCAAAGTAATCAATCGAACGTTGCGCCGCCTCGACATCCCAGTGCAGGCCACGGGCATGGCATGACTTCAGGTCATTGAGATGGCGCTGGCATGAATTACGGATGTCAGGCCCAGCCAGTTCTTTTCCCGAGGTTACATCCATCGCATATTGGGTTGCTGGATCAACCGAAGAACTTGTCGAGCGTGTCCTCTTCGGAGTCTTCACCATTCACTTTCACCTTCGTCCTTGCCGCTGGTGTCAGACCGAATTCAACCAGGTAACTTTTAAAACGGCGGTCGGCATCGGCCAGCATCGAAACGGCCGGGTTAGCTTTGATAAGAAAACCACCCTCGGTCTGGACGGTATAGGTTCTTCCTTCTACTGCGATGGTGTCGCGCAACTGAAGAATATCAGCGTAAATATCGCATAGCCGTTCAAGGGCTAAGGTGTCGGCAACCGTTAACACACCCATCCCGTCAAGGAGAACAGTCAACCTTCCCCAGGCAACCTTTCCCCAGTCGGTCAGGTGCGCCGGCGGGCTTGGAATTTCTCGCGCCGGAGTCGGTTCTTTATCGTTGAGTTTACGTTTACCCGGGTTGCCGGAGACCACTTTGAGATGGGTCGGTTTCGGGCGTCGTCCTGCCATCGGAACCTCCCAGAAAAAATCTTTTCATTTCGCGGTTTTGTACAAAAAGGATGGGCGGCGGTCATTTGGGTTCGAGGTTTTGAACTTTTGACCCGCCCCTCCCCCTCAGATGAGAATCGATATCATTTGAATGCTAATGATTTCAAATGACAATCACTTTTGAGGTATATTAATAATGGTTATCACTTAAACCAATGAGAAGCCGGGTCCAGTGGCATCCCGTTTTCATCGCAGCCGATCACGGTGCCACGCTTCTCCATTCGCTGCTTCGTTGAGTCGTGGTGCTGCTTACACAGCCCTTGCCAGTTCTTCCGGCTCCAGAAAAGCTTTTGCGCCTTCGCGATTGCCTGGCTGTCACCAGAGCGCAGAGCCTCTTTCAGTTTGTGCGGGATGATGTGGTCTACCACTGTTGCCGCTGTCACCCTGCCTTGCTCCTGGCATATGACGCACAAGGGGTGCGCACGTAGGAAGATAAGACGCTCACGGTCCCACTTGCTGCCGTAGATGCGGGGCTCTTTGTTCATGTGATATCAGTCCAGGTAGCATAAAAAAACCCGCCGAAGCGGGTTGAATCATTCTTTCTTACGATAGCCAGGTAAACTCTCAGCTCTCTTTCTCATCTTATACTCAGTCTCGGACCAGAACTCGCTAGGGTCATTATTAAATCCGCAATTCTCGCAGATATAATCACCGGTCCAGCCACCTCTTTGCTTATCCTTTACTACATCATTTGAACCACACTCAGGGCAATATTTCATAGTTCCTCCGCGTCAACTCGCCGAAAGTGAGTATAACCCAGCATTATCACAGGCACTCAGTGAATGCCTGCTGTAATGCCTTAGCTGATTTGCTCTGTGTCAAACAACGCCAGCGCTTCAGTCGCTTCTTGAATCGCTTTGATGGTCTTCGCGACCACTTCCGATTCGGTCACAACCCGGTTGTACTGCTGGATGAAGATCTGATACTTCAACTGACTATCATGTACGAATGCAATTGCCTTAGCAGCGGCTGCTGTATCGTAGTTCAGGATTGAAAGCAGGTTCAGGCGAATCTGTTCTGCTGGTGTGATTTCTGTCATGTCTGTCTTACCTCTATGCGATGTGGGGGCATAATCGAAGCCACTCGACAAATGGCTGCTGTAATACTTTACTTTTGTTGCTGCATGTCGAGAAAGGAACCGTTGTCAAAGCTAGCCCTTGTTCGATTTGGTTCTACTCTTCCTCTCTTGATTATGCAGAATATTTATATATTTTTAGTAAACCGCTTAAGCGGTTAACGCCTCGAGGAAAAAATGAAATATACACAGCAAGAAAAACTTCAAATCTTGATGCTTTGTGAAATCTTCAAAGCATTAAAAATCAAAGACTCTTTTGATCCAGATTTAATCTCCAAAGCCGTACAGTCCGATCAGTATTGGGTTCTGGACTGGGAATACCCGGACTTAGACTCTGACGAAGATACCCCAGAAGAAGTCACGTTGTTTACTGACACCTTCGATATGTATGAAATCCTCAATTATACATACGATAACTTCAATGAGGCTGACAAGGCGGAGGTTGCTGCTTCGATCAGGTATTTTAATGGTAAAAACTCTCTATCCTTCCCAGGATTTGATGGAAACAATGAAACTAAATATATAACCATCGGGCGTCTTTTAAAATCCATGGGGCGCTTTAATGGAAGTGATGATTTAATAAAAAACTCTCATATGCCTTCAGTTGGAATTTACAAACGAATGCTGGATGTATTCCTTGATGCTCGAGCCAACAATTGGGTGCATGGAGCAGGAATATCAAAGCAATCTTTTATTGATACACTAAATGCTCGAGTTCACCCGGACAATCGTTAATAATTCATGCCCGCTATGCGGGCATTTATTGGTGTTAAGGTTCTCACCTAGTTAGCGGTAACTCTTTCTCCCTCCGATTCAGCCTCGCTCATTTCGTTGCCTTTTCGGTTGGTTGCGGGCAGTTGGTCTGAACTGATTTGTTATGCGCCAAAATATCTCGCTTGGTCTGCTTATCCAGCACGTCAATATCGTGGTCGGTCAGGTAGATGATCCGCACCCAGTCGCAGGCGGTGTCGATGACTTCAGGTTTTGCGGGTAAAGCTTTCGCGCAACTCCCGATCAACATCGTCATCAGGCATATGGCTAACAGTCTGCTGTACATCACTGGCCTCTTTCGTGACTTCTGCCTTACGTTCTGCTGCGGCAACGGCAGCAGCGGCGCTCTCTTCGGTACGCTGCTTATCGGCTTTAGCTTCCGCCTGACTGGTCCCGCGAGCATGACCAATGCCGAACGCGCCAGCGATAGAACCAAGGATGACGACCACCAGCACAGTAATAATTTCGAAGCTCATTGCTGCGGCTCCTTCAGTTCGGCGGCCTTATCTTTCAATGCTGGCTGGCGTACGTATTGCGAAAGCACCGCCAGCACCACCAGTGCAGGGCTAATCAGTGCCACGATGTTTGGCGGCAGGATGTTTTTAATATCCGGCGGCAGCACCGCCCAGGCGTGCAGCGCAGCATCCGGGAACGACTGCGCCCACATGCCAACCAGCGCGCCGATAGCACCCAGCTTTACAGACCATGTTTTCAGCAGCAGGCTGGCATGACCTACGAACTCCAGCCGGGTATATTTGCGCAGAAGTAACAGAACTAGAACAGCCACCAGCACGAGCAAAGCGAAGACGATCATCTTCATAGCACACGCTCCTTAACCCAGCCGTAGAGAAAATCCTCGTTGGCTTCGCGGCCCTCCGCCAGTTCGAGGTATCTGGCACCCTGGCTGCAGTTCAGCGCGCGCAACAGAACCTGTTCACCCTCTTTCCCGCGGGCTGAAAGATATCCCTTAAGCGCGGTGATGGTTCGGGGGCCAATGGCACCATCCGGGATCAGATCGGGATAAAGCTTCCCGCGCATATTCATTGCCGTCAGCCAGCGCTGAAAGAACTTACTGGCGACAGCTGGCCCCATGTTCACGCCAGTGTCGCAAAGCTCATCTGCCAGTAACGTAGACAAACTCGCCACCTGGTCGAACCGGGGGCCGGTCCAGTAATCGCTCAGCAGGATTTGCTTTGCTGTTTCCCTGGGCAGGTTTCGCATATCACCGGTGTAGCCATGTGCACGGGCGGTGGTTTGCGTGATGCCCCAGCGGGTCGGCCCGCCTTTATCAGAGGGGTGATCGACATAACCACCCTCTTTGCCGAGGATCCCCTCAATAATCTGGTCTGCTGTCATTGTGCTTTCACTCCGGTAATTCGTTCCCAGAAATACGTAAGCGCTACGGAACCCATAGCACCACTGATACCGGCAGTGGCCAGTATCATGTAAATACTCAGGCCACCTTCAATGCTGATGAGCCCACCAATGACCCCGGTAAAAGCCGAAACCACAATCTGCGCAAAAGCATTTATCCAGCTCCATTTTGCTTTGCCCTGCTTCACATCCATCAGGAATCGGACAAGGCCGCCCCAACCAGCAATGATCAGCAGAGCCAGCCAGGTGATTCCGGCCATGCTCTCTTTGTCTTGCATATGCTTTGCCATAGGTTCACCTCCGGGTTAACGGGGTGCTGTGTGAATAAAGGGGTCAGGCCCATCGGGCTGATTTAACAACGCGCTGTATCGATGATGATTCCCGTAAGCCTGAAATAAGAAAGGCCACGCAAAGCGCAGCCTTCAACTGATATTTACCTTTTCTCTCTGAAGCGCCCTATTGATGGCGTAAAAAAGCCCGCCTGAAGGCGGGCAGAAAGTAGGCATTCTAGGTAGTAACGAAACGAAGGCACTCCTAATAGTCCGAGCTACCGATTTACCAGGAAGCATTCACTTTTGCCGTTACGTTCTATAAACATAGAAGGGCAACTGTTAACAGTAAACCCGCCATGAATCTTAAATATATTTAGTGGCAGTGTGGTGCCGGGTGCCTCCCGGTGAGTCGTTGGTCAGTCACCGTGACTCGCGCTGAGGATTCACTTCTAACTGTTTACGCCCCTCCGCTAGGGGGATTCACCACACTCATAAATTAACAAAACATTAACTTCATGATCAATAGCGCGGGATTCATGTGAAAAAGCCCCGGATTTGGGGCTTGTGTACATACAATCACCTTACTAAAAAACCTTACTCAACATATAGATACACACCAATGCCAACAAAATGGCTGCTAAATCCGCATCAAAATTATTACTGCTCATAAATAATCTCCTCTGTGTATAAAAGTTACTTTTTCGGGCCCAGTGATTATCTCAGGGCGCAAAACAGAAACTTTCCGCTAAGGAGGGGATTTGCTGTTTCAGCGAAATTTTTTTGTGAGTTTGACACTCTGTCAAAGGCACCCTCACGGATGCCTTTTGCACAGTATTAATCGCTGGATTTGATTAGCGGCCATACTAACGCAACAACCCCGGCCACAAGCACGCCATCTGCCAGGATGGACATTAATTTACTGGTGAAGTCGATAGCAACTACCAGGAGCAAAAGCATCGCAGCGGCGGCCCAGCGCAGTTTGCCGATCACAGATACTGGTCCAGAGGAAGCTGAAGCGCTTGGGCGATTTTTTTCAGTGCTGCTTCTTCATCTTCGCCAATACCATCCTGATCTGCGACATCCAGACAGAGGCAGAGCACATCTACCGCGTCAGAGGTGCCGGCTACGTCAGCCAGCTCACGGAGAGCCTGGGCATTAGCAGAACGGGGAGATGCTTCATAACGAGCACGAATGTTCGAACTCATCTGGGCAATTTCACCAGCAAAAGGCGCGAACGCCGGGAGGGCCGAAATGGTCTTCTCCAGCACAGCAATTTCTTTTGCGTCGCACGTACCATCGGAGTAAGCAATTGAGTATGCCCCCCAGACCGTGGCTTCTACGGCGTCACGGTTTTCCATCTTTTTCACTTCTACAACGGCTTTACGGGCTTTCTTTTTAAACATACCGAACATAGTGACTGTCCTTTTAGCGGGTGAGCCAGCGCTCAGGAATGATCAGCCCACAGAGACAGTCACACTGACTATTCCCTATGGCTCACCCCTGAAAGGCTCTGTGGTTATGTAGCGCCGAGCGTGGCGCAGATATAAAAAAGGCCCGCAAATGCGAGCCTAAGGTTGTGTGGTGTTGAGCGCCCAACTCTCACTTAAAGCCAATCGACAAATTGTTATCGCTGCTTTATGGGCCGGGATTAACCGATATGTTCTTTCACCACAATCATGCTTTGTTCCGCTTACTGGTACGGAGCGCTCAACATTAGTTTGCGCAGATCCAAATTGTGGCCCTGCTTTAAAGTCACTTTGCGCGCAGCTGGGACATGTAAGTTACGCATTGTGATCGGGATTCGCTTCAGACGCTGGCCCCGCTGCCATTTAAGTGCCGGTTACGTTTATCCGGCGGCTTCCGCCCGGTTTAGCCCTAAGGTAAGGGATAGGGTTGTGGTGGCGACCCTTTCAGATCGCAGTGATGATGTTTCCCTCCTGTCCTCATCCTGACAGTTACCCCTGCGTATTACTCATACCGGGCTTTAATCACCACAACGGAAAGAGCATTCCGTTCTTCTACCAATGCCCCGCATTCTGCGTTTTGGCGCGTCCAGTCGCGGCGGCTACTTGTTGGATTACCTTTCACCGTGGTCCGCCTAGCGCTTGGGTTTCAGCAGCCATGTGGCGGGAATGCTCTTGCCTGTTGTGCGCTCCGTTTCGTGGAGCCGACGCCGCCGGAATTACACCGGCAGAATCATCACATTGGTATAAGGTGCTGGTTGACGGAATCGAACCGCCGACATCCTGCTTACAAGGCAGGCGCTCTACCAACTGAGCTAAACCAGCAAATTGCGCATTTCGCTGACCGTTTGTTCAAATCGCTCGGTTTCCAGTTCGACACCTAGCCCCCTTCGCCCGAGAAGCGCAGCCTGTTTGAGCGTTGAACCTGATCCAAAAAAGAAATCAGCTACAACATCACCCGGGCGGCTACTCGCTGTGATTATCTGCTCCAGCATATCCGCAGGCTTTTCACATGGGTGTTTACCCGGATAAAACTGAACAGGCTTATGAGTCCAGACGTCGGTATATGGCACCGTGACCGATACGCTAAATGGTCGCCGTAAACGGTAATACTCCTGCTGGAGTTCAGAATATTTCCGGCTCAACGATTGCCAGGTAGCAACAAGCTGGTGGTGAGGTTTTCCCAGTTCGTTGTGTGAGTGCTTATCAATGGCGATTTTTTGAAACAGAGCCTGCAACTTCAAATAATCGGCCTCATTCGGCAGTTGCCACTGACTAAGGCCAAACCAGTGGGAAACCATATTTTTCTTACCTGTGGCTTCAGCAATCTGAGCCGACGTCACGCCAAGAGATTCCCGTGCATCACGGAAGTAAGAAATTAAAGGCGTCATGACGTGTTGCTTTAACTCATTACACTTTGCGGCATATCCGTCGTCTTTCGGCCTGTATGGCCCCTGGTAATGGTCGGCAAAAATGATACGTTCCGTCGCCGGGAAATATGACCGGAGGCTTTCTTTGTTGCATCCGTTCCAGCGTCCCGAAGGTTTAGCCCAGATGATATGGTTGAGCAGGTTAAACCGCTCTCTCACCAATAGCTCTATATCCGCTGCCAGGCGGTGCCCACAGAACAGATACATGCTGCCGGCAGGTTTTAACACTCGCCAGAACTGTGCCAGACAGCTATCCAGCCAACGTAAATAGTCCTCGTCCCCCTTCCATTGGTTATCCCAGCCGTTTGGCTTCACCTTAAAGTAAGGCGGATCGGTAACAATAAGATCAATGGAGTTATCGGGTAGCGATGGGAGGTATTGCAGGCAATCAGCATTGATTAACTCAACACTGGATATTTTTACAGTATTTTTCATAGATCAGTAAGCGTAACTCTGATAGGCTGACTTTGCTTTTGCGCTAAAGCAGTGGGCCTTGGTTAGCTTGTGACCTGAAAGCATGAGCTGATGGCTGGCCGGTGCTACAACACCCGCCAGCCGCCCATTTTCACAGCATAAAGCCTCCGAAATGGAGGTGCGAAGGCATAAAAAAACCCCGCCTAGGCGAGGTTAATTCGAATAGATAATCAAGCAGCAGGTTCGGATGGATAAACCTGCTCATACATTTGCTGAAGGGTATCTATAGCTTTATTAGCCATTATCAATATAGCTTCTGCATCAGCCTTACTTAAAGTTCTATCAAGTTCGTAATCTGCCCATTTACGCCGGGTATGCAAATGTCTAAGCATTGATCCCATAGAAATGAGTTTCATTTTTTCAAACGGCTCATTTCCTTTTAACCATGCATCATTTGTAAGGTAGTCACGAACAGCTTTGTGTGATGATTTGTTTGGGCATTTCTCAAGCTTATCAAGTGTTTCATGATAAACACCATAATACGCGCGACCAATGGCGTTTCTGTAACCGATTTCGTCGTTGTGAGAAATGCATTTATCAGCAAAAACAATAAAATCCTTCCCAGATACGCTCATCAGTAAATCCCTCGTTTTTCATCACTTTGGAACCAGGATGTAAAAGGGCTGTTCCGATAACTATCATCTGAGAGCAAAACCAACAGTTCCATGTTCATTTCAGCTAAAACCTGCGGATCAGCAGTTTGGGCTCTAACGATGAACGCATTGTCATCATCTCCGCCAAGGTAATAGCTAACACTTGAACAGTTAATACCGCGCTTGTTCGCAATTTCTTCAGCTTGATCGCAAAGGGCTTCTAGTTCTCTTGAAGAAAGACGGGTGGCGTTTTTGAAATCAACAATCTGTTCAGCCATATAATTTCCCTGATTGATTATATCCTCTCGCTCCTGACCATCATAAAGAGCAGCCATTTTGAGGGAGAATTTTTTAACCAACTTGTCATTGCCGATACAAAATGCAGCGTTTCTTGCTACAAACCTCATTTCGTGTGAGGGGAAAAGCTCAACTAATCTAAACAACTCAACGCGATGCTCATAGTTATGAGCCGAACGAGAAAGATACGCCAAGTAGTTTTGCGCGATCGTTGGATTCCCAGAACTCATCGCGTCTTTGAATAAACGTACAGCATCAGAGTGACGCCCGCGAGTGCCATTGAGCCAAGCATACGCATGTGCGCGTTCACCTATTGGAAGTTTAGCAATATCGTGCTCAATTTCCGAAATAGTGTTTGTATCCGGGATTTCTCCCTTCTGGAAGTAATCGAGGATAGTTGCAAGCAGTTCTTGTTCTTTAGACTCAGGCTGTCCTGACATAATTTTCCCGAAGAAAACCAAATTCTGTATATTTTCAATAGCTTCACTGGTTAGATTTTTATATGACTGTCATCAGTATTGAAGCTTTTACGGGATTGTACAGGACCATCAGCGTTCTGCTTGTGCATAAAAATTTAATAAACCAACAGACTTACCCACAGATATAAGAGTTATCAACAAAAAAATTATTCACAACATAATTAATAGCCTAATACTGTTGATAAGCTGTGCGTAATTATCATATCCGTCATACTTACACACATCACAGCCTTGTGTTGCCAATTCATCGTTTTTTCCTATCAAAACGAAACGACAAGCTTTATCAGCGATTAAAAAGCTCTCCGCAAAATTAAAAAACCCGCTCGAGGGCGGGTTAATAAACGTTGAACATACAAAGCCCATCGTTATAGATAAAATTACACAAAAGCGGCAACTTTGCAAGTATCATGTCGCTAAATTATGCAATATCTATCAGATCAGGCACCTTTGTCACACGTTTAAGCTGCGAGTCGGTATAACTCTCTTCCTCAAAGCATTTAGTCACCAGGCTTTCATAAAACGGTTTCCAGCTATATCGCCAGGTACGCTCTGGAAGACCGGGAAGCTCAGAAAGCATGCCCCTGTATGCATTTGATGACTTAGGGCGACTATAACCACGCCCTTCACAGCGTTTACATACTTTGTAGACTGGCACTCCTTGCAACTCTGACTCTTTGCGGTCCAGGGTTTTCCCCGTGCCGCCACACTGGCACCGCTTGCTGATTTTCCCGGATCCGCCGCATTTAAAACAAAGAACATGATCGATATCTTCGACCTGCCGTTTTACTTCAAAATCAGAAGGTGACTGCCTGAGGTCTTTTGCCCACTGTGGCAATTTCATCGTATAATGACTTTTTTCCACCATCGTAGATTTTCTGATGAAGCCAGTACCAGAGCATTTTCGGCAATCTACGCTGTCAGCAGCAGACGAGGCATAGTCGTTGTAAGCAAAGCGCGCAATAATCACCATGCACAGAGGGAATTTTTTCCCTGCAGCCTTCCTTATCGATCGAGGGGCTTTTGATTTTGCATATTCAGCTAACCAACTGATGGATGCCTTTCTATCATGTTCGCTAATTCCTGCCTTACCCAAAAACATTGACAGGCCAATTCCTGCTTCTGCCTGCGTCATCCCCAGAGCCGCCATTACATCTGTAACAGTTAGTTGCTCGCTGGCGGTTGCACGACCGCTATCGGAAATATGCATTCCTTTAGGCGCGAAAAATTTGGGAATTGATTCAATATTCATGCTCGATACTCCATACACTTAAGCTTTTACAATGACACCGATACCCATTACCCGATCCAGAAAACGAGCCCATAGCTCTAACTGAGTGCCGTATTTCTGTTCGAATGCTGAGACGTCGGCATGTAATTCATCGTGATGCACTCTGCACAGCGGTATCACGAAGAGATCATGGGCCTTTGTTGCGGTTCCACCCAGACCATGCCCAATTATATGGTGTGGATCGTCTGATGGTTGCCTACAGCATTCACATGGCTGAGTTTTAACCCAACGCGTGTATACCTCGCTTGTCCAGCGCCGGCGCTTTGGGCGACGCATAAATGATTCGGGGCTGTCCGGATCGACACTAAGCCTCAGAACGGGTTTACTTTCAGTCTGAGGTTGCTCAATGAGTACACTGGCTTCTGCCAGGTCTATGCCCCCGACAAGATCATGAAGGATTTCACCGGCAGCAAATGACGGGACAATATCGCTATCCTTATAAACAGACAGAAAAGGCTCCTCAGGCAGTCTTAAGGCCTGTTGCGCCATCGTCTCAGTTATTGCGTCAGCAATGCCGGATTTCACAGCCCACCAGCAGAGCTCCGCCATCGATAGTTCGCGCTCCTTATTGTATCCAAGGCTGATCAACACCGTTTCAATCACCCACTGAACCAGATTCTGATAAGCCAGTTCTGACAACATTTCGGTGGTCTGCTCACGTAATTCGTTATCACAATGCCAACAAACAACTAATGCGCCAGGAGGATGGCGCATAGTGACGAATTCATGGTGATGATAATGTGAATGCGGGTACTGGCACTGTTTAACGTTATGCATCAGCCAGGCCTCAAGCGCGTTAATGCCACCAGCAGCATTAATTACTTTTTCATCCCTCATGAAAAAGCGAAGAATATCAAGTTCCACAAGAGGCTGGCGTGCATCAGGGATACGGCCGGTTGGAATGTTTTTCATCCTTTCAGGCTGACGCTCTATCAGGACACGACCGTTAGCAAAAAGATGCATTAGTTCTCGCCCTGGCTTAAACAATACAACGCCAAGACGTGGCACAATTTCTGGAGTAAGTAACGCTCGCACAATCCCCCCTAAACGGTCAGATCTTTAAGCTTCTGCACGGCTTTTCCTACTTCAGCCATTGCATCTACGAACTCGTCAAACTTCCTGCTGGCCATTCCGTATGCCTGAAGAATTTCCAACTTCAAGGGATCGAGCTGCTTCTTAATTTCGGCACGATCCCCGGCTTTTTTCTCCGCTTCCTCTGCCGCTTTGATCAAGGCGTCAGCATGTTTACGTAATGCTTCCGGAGTTGCTTCGAGCTGTTTATTCATTTTGCATTCCATCGTCGGCTGAGGAGGTGTCATAACGGGCGCCACAGAGTTGTGACCATATTTCGGGTGGTGCAAGGTTGTAGACCTTCCATCATCGATTACGCAGAGCATCCCGCTTTCCCGGATAATTTCGATCAGGGTCTCTTTGTCTTTACGATTGAGGCCACTGTACGCCGCCACTTTGTGTGTCAGATGGGTTAGCGTGGCGCCCTCGGGTTGCCTTTCAACAAAACGCTTAACCCGGGAAAGAACAGGTTGCAGGTGCGGGGGAGTCATTCTCATTTTCATCCCCTTATTGCGTGGCAATGCCAAGTAGCTTCAAAAGCTCAGGAAACTTCGATTCGAAGAAGTGCGGCTGCGTCTCACGTGGATTTGCCGGGCTGGTGATGTTTTTCCCATACAGGCAACCTTTCGCCGTAACAGACCAGAATCTTTTCACGCCATTGATACCCGTTCGGCTGCGGCGCTCCTTCTGCTCGACTATGCCGTGGCCTGCCATAAGGTGATAAGCCTGGTTCGCGGTCATTCTGATGTTGTTAGCTTTAAGCAAAGCGCTGAGAGAAAGTGTTGGCCTGCTTGAACCGTCCTGCGCGCCGGTTGGCGCATCAATGGCATAAGAGGGCATTAAATCAGGCAACCCGGCCACCTGCTGAAGCTTCTGATACGCCCCGAGCTTTGACGAGTTGGAGAGATTGAGCATTCTGGCTGCAGACTCAAGGAGGATTACTCCAGCCTGTATGCGATCGGCATTGACGGTTGCTGCGCCAGCAGCCTGAAGCGCGTCAAATGTCCTGATGACCTTCAGATTAAAAGCTGCGCTGATCCACATCGCGTAGGCGTATACCAGCTCTTTACAAACATATGTGCCCTGCTCATGGCCACCGCGGATAGTGTTTACAGGAGCGTTACCCAAGTTTTGGGTAACGGATAACTCATGGATAAGCTCAGCAGTCTGGGAGCTCGCAAGAAATTTACCTGGTTCCTTGGTTCGCCCATTCGCGCCAGCGGTTAAAGCAGCGCGATGCAAATCATTTAAACAGTAGCGGCCTTCGTGATCCTGACGGACGGAAACGCCATCGATGACAAAAAAAGAGTGATTATTGGATGCAGCAGCACCCATGACGTGGTTAGTCATAGCTTTCTCCATACATTTTTATGTGACGAAGGGCCTGCACGCCCGTTTCGTTTGCACACCTTGAGATTAATGCTAAGTTGCATAGACTTCAACCTACTACTGAACAAACATCCAGCGTTTTTTCATACGCCGATATCGTGATTTCTACCCGCCCTCCCTTGACGTTTTCACCCCACTCAATGGCCATCCGCTTAACCTGGCTGTCATCTTCCCAGATACCAGCAAACGTCAGAGCGTCGAACAGCGCCTTGTTATAGTTGTCCAGGTCTCGCCGCCGGTAGTCCGGCGGGTAAAGCACTATTTCTACAGCTGCTGGCGCGGTTGATGGTTTTGGTATTGCACGCAGTTGCTCGATGATCGCTGAGCGTACGGCATGCTTGAATTTACGACCTGCGGCGCTGACAAGGTGTTTACCTTTGGAGGGTCCCTTATTCGGGGATCGCCAGTAGGTATTCACGCTGGGCGGGAATGGAAGTAAAAATTTCATTAATCCTCCAGAACCATTTTTAGTTCGAAAGGCACGTCGCCACCGCAATAGCAGAGTTGCCCCAGGTCAGACATGAGACTCCAAAGCGTCATTGCTGAATAGCCATCGTCGTCTGTCGCCGGCGGCACAAAATCACCAAATATTCCTGGTGCGCGAGCACGATTTTCGTCGTGTTGGGCTTTCATAAATCTCAGGGCGTTGTCATTCAGTTTTACCTTTACGATGCTGTTGAGGTTAACTGAAACCTCCCTGGTTAAAAGCGAAGGAGTGATGCTGATACCGCGGGAAACCCCGCGGGTAATCTTGATGGCACCCTTTCTCTCCAGTGCCTTGAGGTGGGTTGCCGCCGCATTGGGGGACCGGCACCCCAGCATGCCGGTCAGTTCGTAGGTGGTCGGGGGAAAACCATGTTTACGCTGGTATTCGATCAGGAGGTTCAGAACCTCCTGCTGCCTCAGTGTTAACTTCATCATGCGGCCCGCTCCTCTTTGTTTACGCACATCTCAGGCAAATTAGCCCTCACAAGAGCTTCGGCGAACGGTGGCGGCACAGCGTTGCCACAGCGCGCAACTTGCTTGTCCTTCGCGTACTTCACGCCGCGGTAGTCCCGGTCGATGATGTACCACTCCGGGAAGCCCTGAGCGCGGTAGAGCTCATGCGGTTGCAGCATGCGCATCCCGATATCAACGATGCGATACGTCACACCATCGATTTCCACCAGGCCGGTACTATCCGGTCCGCAATACTCTTTCAGGAATGCCAGCACCTGCTGCGCACGCTCTTCGTCGTAGTCCTCAACCGCCAATGTCGTTTTAACCTCTCCCACATGCTGGCCGCCTGCGGTGACTGTCGGCATCGGCTCGTCAACGCGCTGACCGTCGCGGCAGGTTCCACGCAATTTGACCAGGTGAGATGATACTATTGCCGCGTCGGCTTTCGTGGTCATCGTCTGCAGCGGTTCGCTTACATCACGCGGGCGGCTCTTCCCTGCTCGTCCACCAACGCCAACAACCTGAGCCGTCACCAGTGAATGATGATCAACCGTCGTCACCGAATGCGCTGGCTCATCCAGCCCTACGCCCGGCCCGGAATAGTTCCCACCGTAGTGTTTCGCAAGGAACGCGCTAACCGTCGCAAATTTATTACCGCCGGCGGTGACAGTGCCAAGAGGATTGTTCAACTGCAGCACGCGCGGTTCTTGCCCGGGGCGTTCGCCGTAACCCATCTGAATCAACGTCGGCACCACCAGCTGCGATTTACCTCCGCCGCCAGCGGTAATCGTCGCGCTGGGCTCGTCTGCGCGGTGGCCGATGCTGCCACCAAACTGGCGAGCAATGACCGGCGCAACCAGACAGGCGCGGGACTCTTTCAGGATGGTGTGCGCAGGTTTATCCAGTGGCCGTGGCTTCGCCTGGTACTCGCTGCCGCCATTTCCGGCCAGAAACGGCGCCAGCTCAGCTTCAACGATTCCCAGTGCGTGACCATTCCCGCCCGGGCGTTTTGACGTGCCGGCGGTCACAGTGGGCACCGGATCGGTAACTGGCTGCCCAGTGGCGCCTGTGCGGAATTTTGTCAGGTGCGGTACCGCGATTGCGTATCCATGAGTTTTGGTAATCGTCTGTAGAGGATCGGCCAATGCCTGCCCCCGAAAACAGTCGTATTTGCCACGGGTGGTTGTGTGGTTGCATTTCACAATGAACGGATCCGCGCTGTCGATAACGAAGCGCTGAATGCCGCGGGCTATGCGTTTGAGCGTATTCTCTGCCAACGGCTTTTTGCGGTCGAATATCGACCGCGCGGCAATAGTCCAGTCGATGCATTCCGCCGCGGTGCGAAACGGCGCTAGCTTGCCTGCCTGCACCGCCGGAGATTTCGGATCCCCGTGTGTAGCCTCGGGCCAGACAATAGGCTGGTCATCACGACGCATCACCATGAAGAATCTTTTCCGGATGGTCGGGGTTCCGAGGTCAGATGCACGCAGTTCACGGCAATCCAGATCGTAGCCAAGCCCGGCAACCAGCCGCTGTGCCTGCTTGCTTTCCGGCGAGAGTTCCAGAAATTCGCAGCACTCCACCAGCGCGGGATGATCTGCAGGAATTCCGGTTGTCATCATGCCGACGAATGCCTGGAATGTTTCGCCAACGCGCGCCGGGTCAGGCCGCATTTCTGCTGCCAGCAGCGGGCCCCACGTTTTGAACTCCTCCACGTTCTCCAGCATCATAACGCGCGGGCTCACATCCAGCGCCCAACGGAGGACGATCCACGCCAGCCCCCGGATCGCTTTCTCTACAGGCTTCGCCCCTTTCGCCTTCGAGAAATGGCGGCAATCTGGCGAAAACCAGGCGAGACCTACAGGTTTTCCGCTGGTGGCCGCTACAGGGGATACGTCAAATACGCTCTCGCAATAGTGCAATGTGTCAGGATGGTTAGTACGGTGCATAGCCACGGCGTTTTCGTCGTGGTTAATGGCGATATCAACGCTGCGGCCGATCGCCATTTCTATCCCGGTAGATGCCCCGCCGCCGCCAGCGAAATTATCAACAATCAACTCACGCATGGCTCACCCCCTGCATGCTTTCAACCAGTCCACCAGCAATAGCGATGATTTCACTGGTGGGCATACGCTCAAGCCAGAGCTGGTTAATATGTGCTTTCAGTTTGTTTTGATGGGACAACTCCATACCTTCGGCTCCTTCAACCTGTCGAAACAACAGCCCTACTTCCAGTGGCCAGATACGTGATTCCGTTGCCGGTAATTCCACAGGTGCTGCAGGTGGTTCTACTGCTATCGGCTGAGGATTCATTTGTGCTGGAATATTGCCAACAGCAAACTTAGCCAGTCTCATAAATGCTTGGCCTTTAGCTTCCAGGTCGGAGCGGTGGATATAGCTAAATCTCTCGCCGCGCCAGGTTTTATCAAACACGGCGATCGCCGCCCCAAACCCTGCAGATGATTCCGACGGCTGACCTTTTTCCGGCCTATACCAGTCAGGCAGATCGAAGCTGATCCGGCCACGGATAAATGCGATATGATCTGCGCCTTCTGGCCACCAGACTTCACCAGTCGCCGCCTTGATCAGGAAAACATACCGTCCGCCCAATTCACGCATTGCTAACGTGTGGGCCATGATGTTTCGCATTCCAGTGACAGCCTGGTTTTCATGATATTGAGATCGGCTATAGGGAGGATTTGCAAAGGCCGCGCCGCCGAGTTCTTTCAGGCGCTCTGACCAATTCTGTGTCAGCGCATTAATTTCAGAGGTGTACCAGGCCGGGCACTTGGCGTTGTCATCCTCGGCAAACAGATCAAGGACAAATGGCCCAAATAGCGCGTTGATACCCCAGTACAGCTCATCCGGCGAGCGCCACTGGTCACCGACCCATTTCAGTTTGTGGAAAGGCATTTTGCGCAGATCATTAAGCGCCTGACAGTACAGGGGGATTGTTGGCTCTTCTACCGTCACCATTTCTTGAGTATCCAGATTCACAGTTTCCCCCTCTGCTGTTCGGCTGAGACCATTAGCCGTAAAAAGTGATAACGCTGCTCAAAATTGAACAAATCAGCTGTCAGAAGTGCATGTTTACGCCGGAATAATGCATCGTCTTGCCACCAACGACGCCAGTTGTGCAGGCAGTGCCAGCGTTGGAAAGCGCGAATTAATCGGAGCACAGGTCACCTCCGCAGTAATTACCGGCCAGCATGGAAATTCCGCTAGTATTTGTCCGGCTTTTCGCATTGCGTACACACTGATTTTTCATCCGCATATAGCGTTCTCTGGTTTTAACGCTGCAATTTGAATCGCTCAGTTGCTGCCAGACAGTCGCTGCACGCCGGAAATAACGTTGGCGCTCCAGATTCCTTGCTACCTGTTCCAACCGGCGAGTTGCCTCAGAAACATCGTCAGACTGAATCTGGTCATCTGCTTCTGGGTTACCTGCCACGCGATACAGGAAGCCACTCTGCATTTGGACGCTCGCCAATTTCCCCTCGTAATACAGGCGATGAACTGCGCTCTTCACAGACATGGGTTTGCTATCAGGGAAGGCAGCAACGATGTCTCGCATCATTTTTCCAGGATTTTTCTCGATATACTCGAATACCGCTTTCATAATTTTCATCCCCGGAACCCCGCTGGAATTGTGTTTTGTACCGGGCTAACTGAATTGATATCCCGCGGCCTGTTTTTGTCCCATGAATCTCTCGGCGGCCGTCCTTTAGCATCCCAGCGGATAGCGCTTTGCAGATAGCCTTCGAATTTTTTCGGGCCAAAAAGCGTCTCAGGTCGCATGTACTGGTATTGCTCGTCGTTTTCATGCCAGTGTTCATGCTTCAGATCGATAACCAGTTTCAGGTCACTGACAGCATGGCCGTCGCGTAGACGGGCACGGATGTTTTCAAGGGATGATTTTGATGTCTGAAAACGGGAACCACTGACCTGGTTCAGGTGGGTCAGAACTTCGATCGCGTTATCGTTAATAACCACTTCAGGATCCGGCTTATCGTCGGGATCCGCAGGAACCCGACAAGAGGTTTTTTTATATGACGGATCTAATGACGGATCTAATGACGGATCGCCTTCAACCATTGAGGGGTCCTCCCTCAATATTTGAGGGGATGCAGACCCATTATTTGAGGCCTCAAATTTTGACCCTTCAAATTTTGAACCCTCAATTTCTGAGGCATCAAATTTTGATTGCTCTTTTGGAGTCGAATAGTAAATTTTTGCTTCGACTGCTGCTCGCTCCAGCATCTCAACATTCAGTTTGTAAACGTTGGAATTGTTCTTCCCACCTACGCGCCTTTCCTGCTTTATCAACCAACCTTTCGCCTGCAGTTTCTTAATGGCACTACGAACGGTGTTCTCGCTCTTTGCTCCGATCTGACGCTGTATAGTGGTCACCGCAGGCCAGGACACGCCTTCATCGTTGCTGAAGTCTGCCAGGCGGGCCATGACCGCTATTTCTGATATGATCAGGCCTTTGAAAGCACATGCTTCCCATACAAGGCCGTGTAATTTACTGCTCATGGCTGCCCTCTACTTCCCTGAATTTGCGTTGAAACTGATCGAGCGGGCTAAAGCACTCGTGGGGATAGCCTTCCCGCAGGTAGATGACACGATGTGTCTCAGGTTCCCAGCGGATGACTCTGACGGGCTTGCCGTAGTGGTCTTTAAACTTCCGGTTAACTTCTCGCATAACGCCTTAGCCCTCCGGTTAAAGACCCCCACAACTCCACGTGCCCGACTGTGGTTACATGCGACCCACTTTCCGCATACCATGCGCTCATACCGAAACGACGAAACACCCGGGATCGGGTACATCCGTAGTTGCGGTAATTGAAGATTTACGATTAAATTGCTCATGCGGATCATTTCTCCATACACGTTGATTTATCTGCCACGACGCCCGGAGCTGCACACTCGCGGGCGTCACTCTTTTCTGGCTGGCAAAAGACCCGGAAAAGTAATGTCAAATGCTCCTGCCATTTCGCCATCACCTGATAACTGTTCTCCTCGATCTGCTCGCGTTCTGCTTGGTCAATAACGCCATCTGCGGTCGCTTTACGCAGATACTGTGAATGTCTGCCGATCCACTCAATGGACTCCATCAGGCGCTGGTTAATATCGGCGTTATCCACCTCCTCAATGTCTGCCAGCGGTACAAAGACCCCATTCGAGTGGCGCGCTATCGCATTGGCGATATGATTTGACCCACCAGCCCGCTGCAGGACCATTGCCCAACCGAGAGGAAAAATCTGATCGCCATCGGTACGTAAGCGGTTAAACAATGCGTTTTCAGTAACACCCAGCCATTCCGCTGCTTCCACATAACCACCGTCCAAATCAGTGATCGTTTTTTTGATAGCGGCCACCAGCCATGCCGGCTGCTTATCCACTTTCCATTCAGGTTCTATACCCACGGCTTACCCCTTATCTCTGTGGTTTTCTTTAGGCCTTGTGTACATTAGGCTTGTCATAAAGCTCAGGTCGAAAAATGAGCTTTCCATTGGTACGGTATGCAGCTTCAGCTGCGCGGCCTTTCGGTATTAAACTCCCGGGCCTTTTCCGCCACTGGTAAAATGCTTCAGGTGAAACGCCGAAGAAGTCAGCTGCTTTATTAGGCGTTCCGAAGAACGTCTCTAATTCTGTTGTTGTCATACACCCTCCTAAATTTATTTAGATATTACTTCCAAAGCAAATTTAGGTCAATTAAAGCTAAGATAATTTAGTTTTTGGCAACTGGCGTACAACCGTGAATACATTTGGAAGTCGTTTAAAATCATTGAGAAAGGAACGAAAGCTTACGCAAAAACAGCTTGGACGAGTTGTGGGCGTAACGGATGTTACTGTCGGATATTGGGAAAAGGACCAAAACATTCCTGGCGGGGTATCACTAACAAAGCTTGCTCGTTACTTTGGTGTGTCTGAAGATTTTCTCTTAACAGGAAAAGAAGAAAAATCAAATGTCTCTCCTGGCGCTATCGGTGCAATGCAGGTACCGATCATTAGTTGGGTACAAGCTGGAACATGGACTTCTGAAAGCGATGCAAGAAACATCGAAGGCGCCGTGGATTACATTTTAACAACAGGTGCTTATTCCTTTGGTACATTTGCCCTAAAGGTCCGTGGAAAATCTATGGAACCTGAATTTAAGGAGGGAGATACCATAATTGTTGATCCTGACCTTTGCCCTGGGCCCGGCGATTATGTTGTCGCCAAGAATGGTAGTGAATACGCCACCTTTAAGAAATACCGTGCAAGAGGTGTCAATGAAGATGGTGAGGATGTTTTTGAACTCATCCCATTAAACCCTGATTTTGCAACGTTAAACTCTTCAGTAGAAAACATCACTATCATTGGTGTCGTCGTAGAGCATCGACGCCAAATGCGCCGCTAATCCCATCCCCTTTCCTTCCTTCGGTGAAAACTAAAAATATTTAGCATTTTCACCTTGACCATAAAACTAAATTAATTTAGATTTTAATCATCAACAGCGAACAGGCAGGACGCCCACGAAGTAGCTGCCCGGGGCATACGAAGGCCGGGATGATTCGCGGTAAGGTTTTAAGAATTGTGAAGCAACTATCTGATAGATAGATGCTTCACAACATAGAAGTGGTACTTGCTGGATATCACGTAGCCGTCTGAACCATTACCACAATTGATGTCATAGGTTCGCTGAAGGATCTCTTTATGAACCAATAACTCAATGATTGGATTGTGATTTTTTAGATAAACAACATTCTGTCCAGTTTCAATGATGTATGAAAGACACTCTTTTTCTTGAGTAGACAGTAAAGCGACTTTGAGGTTACGAGCCTGTCCGATCAAAAACTGCATCGCAGATTGCGTTGTAAAGCTGGTTACAGAAGACAAAAAGAAGCTGATGCAAACAACCAGCACGTAATACAGGCTGAATGCTGGGAGAAACTCTGGGTTGTGAGCACCGATAGATTGCTTCAGCGACTCAGGAAGAACAACAAGCAGTACGACGAAGATAATAAGCATGTGCATTAGACGCCTAAAGTCTATGTCACGCAGGAAAGATCGGAATAACTCCTGCAACCAATTGTTGTCCATCGGTGAAAATCCATCGCGCTGTAGGGGTGAATAGATGTTAACCGATTTCTCGCTGTAGGGGTACACGAGAACCACCTCGCCTGACGTGGATAAAAGCAGGCACACAAAGTGACAGGTGTCTTCGGGAGGGGTAACAGAGGCGCGGTCTGATTAACCGCAACTCATAGTCAAATTCCTACAACTGGTGGCGATACCCAAGCCAGGAATACCGAAAACCAGTAGGAGTGCTAATGACAAGGGCTAATCCCCCCGTTAGCACCCCGCCCGAAGATACCTGATCGAACATGGCGAAAGCCGACAGCGTTGAAGGCGATTTTCTCGGTTTGCGCGCTAAACAATAGCGGGGGTGAAATCGGGGCGGAGAAGCAGAATCCGCGATGTCGGGACTTGATACTTCCGGCCATACCAACAAGCCGAATGATCGCGTAACGGTCCTTTGCATCTGCCCCGGCGAGGTGGCGCCGCCGGACCGGGGTAGATGAATCGTACACAACATGAAAGCGCATTCCATCTTCCATCGGTCGTGGGAATCGGTTTGTTACTGAAGGAGTGCGCTTCCAGTTGTGAACGGCAATATTCGCAACCGTTGTATGGCACATGCAGCGTCAGCCGCCAGAGAGTTCCCTTTATCCATGCGCTCTCAGGAATTCCGGAAGAATGTGCAAGCTAAGTGTTCAGGCACGACGTGCGCCCCACCAGCGCAGCGAAAAGGTGTGACACCCGGGAAGAGTCCGGGACACAACAGGTGAGAACACTGGCGGTAACTCCGAAAGCTGACAGTTATCTTCCCGACATAGAAGCGAGTAAGTCAGCGCTGCTCGTAGAAGAATCGGAATCCAGTGTTCTCTCCGTTGTGGTAATTGCGGCTATGCGCACGTGGCGAGCCAACCCGTTCATGGAATGCGTTTCCGGGCAGTGTACGTCGCCGGTTATGGCTTAACCCGGCAGGTGGAGGCACCACCACCACAACCTTGTTTATTGTGCTGTGTGTAGTCTTGGCGGTGCCAGTTTATTTCCCTTTCTGGTACCGCCCTTTTTACACAAGACACAAGAGCATCACCGGGCGACGGGCTCATAACCCAATCCACCCGGGCGGCTGCTAACCGCAGATGCTCTTCTGTGTTGTGTATGGAGAAAATTCCGGCGGTTGCAGCCGCCTTTCATGAGGGTAAAAACATGAGTAATGATCGCATGACAGTCGTGCCCGATTTCCTGGGCGAGCTCGATGCCGGCGTGTTCATGAATAAGATTGCGGCGGCGCTCAATACCACCGCACTCGGCGTTCTGAACAACGGCAATAAAGGCAAGGTGGTCCTCACCTTTGATTTTGAGCGTATGGGCAACTCTGTCGAAGAGAAGCGCGTCAAGATTAAGCACAAGCTGAACTACAGCACTCCTACTCCCCGTGGCAAAGCGTCGGAAGAAGACACCACCGAAACACCAATGTGGGTCAACAAAGGCGGAAAGCTCACCATCCTGCAGGAAGATCAGGGGCAGCTGTTCGGGATCACCGGCACGGTGGATGGAAAGCTTAAAGCGGCTCAGTGATCCGCACCAACAAATTCACTGATACCACTTCGCTCATCAGTTAATAAGGAATTTTTATGTCTCAGTTAGACAGCGGTACTTTTCAGCAGGTTAAAGAGTTGGTGCTTTCCGGTTATTACCTGAACGATATCCCCAGCCTGGCCTGTCCGACGACTATTCTGCCGGACGGTACTTCCGTAGCAAGCCTTGAACGTTTCGCCCTGGAGCGTTTCCGCTTCCGTGGCGCGATGGAAACAACCAGCATCGACGACTTTGTTCGCTATTCTGCTGGCTATGCCAAAGAAGACGAAAAAGCCCGCTGCTTCATCGATGCCGATAACATGCTGGCCCGCTCTATCTTCAACATTGGTACGCTGGATAACCCAGGCCACGCTGATAACGTAGCTGCGATCAAACTGAAAAAAACCGCCCCATTCCGCGCATTACTGGCGATCAACGGCGATCACCTTAATCAGAAGCAAATCGCCGAATGGCTGGAAGACTGGAGCGACTATCTCACTGCATTCGATGCCGATGGCCAGACAATGAAAATTGCCCAGGCAGCACAGGCGGTTCGCCGCGTCACCATCCAGCAAACTAACGCAGCCGATCATGAAGATGGTGATTTCAGTGGCAAAAAATCGCTGATGCAAAGTATCGAAGCCAGCAGTAAAGATGTGATGCCGGTGGCGTTCGAGTTCAAATGCGTTCCTTATGAAGGTCTCGCCGAACGTGCATTTAGTCTGCGCAATAGCCTGCTGAAAAGTAGCGATCCGGTATTTGTTCTACGCATTGTCCAGCTGGAGGCTCAGGAAGAAGCGATCGCCAATGAGTTCCGTGATCTGCTGGTTGGCAAGTTTGACGGTAAGCCGGTAGAAACCTTTATCGGAAACTTCAAAGCCTGATTGCTCTCCATTAAATCCCCTGAGACCCGGGGATTTATTAAAGCGTAATCCTGCAATTTATCGCCATCTGGCGAGGGATTCCTACACCCGAAAATCAGCGCTGTGCAGAGCGTAATTAAATGGAGAAATGCAATGAGCTTTATTCAAACGTTCACTGGCAAACACTTTAACTATCTCGATATCCAGCAGGATGCCATCGAGATCGAAGATATCGCGAATGCTCTCTCGAATATCTGCCGTTTTTCAGGCCATCTTCCTGAGTTCTACAGCGTCGGGCAGCACAGCGTTTTAACGAGCCAACTGGTACCCCAGGAATTTGCGCTTGAAGCGCTGCTGCATGATGCCGCCGAGGCATATTTGCAGGATATCCCTGCCCCATTGAAACGCCTGCTTCCTGACTACCGCGCCATTGAAGATCAAGTTGATGCAGCTATTCGCCAAAAATTCGGCCTGCCGGCTGAGCAGCACCCGACCGTTAAATATGCCGACTTGGTGATGCTGGCCAGCGAACGTCGCGATTTTGAGATCGATGACGGCACCCACTGGCCGATGCTCGACGGCATTATTCCTACTGACCAGTTTGTGATTAACCCCGTCCGCCCGGGCCAGTCTTACGGCATGTTCATGAATCGCTTTAACCAGCTAATGGAGCGGCGTTAATGACACATATGAAAGTGAAAGAGTTGGTTGCTGCAGCTAATGCTGCGGCACCTGACCTGCCACCAGCAGCAGCCCAATTAATGCGTGATATCGCGTCAAGGCTGGATGTGACCTTCGTTGCCCTTACCGAGGCGATGGATCAGAACACAGCTATGGCTGCTTTGCTATCAAACCAGAGCGGAGCAAGCAGCAATGGCTAAAAACTCAGTGGACGCATACGGCGCCAGCGGCAAAACGAACGTTCTGATGTTCGAACCGGAAAAGCTGCACCTGGTCACCGATAAGACGCACCCACTTTACGACGAGCGTATCAATCTTCCGATCGACGAAGGGATGGTTCTGAATATCAAGGAATTGGGTGTTCTGGAGCCGATTACTGTCTGGAAAGACCCTGAAAACGGACTTACCTGTGTGGTTGTCGGACGCCAGCGCGTTCGCCATACCATGGAAGCCAATAAACTCCTGCTGAAAGAAGGCAAAACTTCTCTGCTGGTTCCAGGCGTCGTTAAGCGCGGATCGGCAAATCAAATGGCCAAATACATGGTCAGCGAAAACGAAATCCGCCGGCCTGACACGCCGTTAGGTCGGGCTAAGAAAATGTCAGACGCGATGGACCGCGGTCACGACGAGGACGATCTTGCGGTTCTGTTTGGCTGTAGTGTTCAGACCGTACGCGCAACTCTGTCCTTGCTCGATGCCACCCAAGCCGTCCGGGATGCAGTGGAGTCAGGCACTGTTACCGTTACCCAGGCACGACAACTGGCATCACTTAAACCCGAAGAACAGCGGGCGAAGGTGGCAGAAATCGAATCAGCAACTGCTGGCACGACCGGGCATGAAAAAGCACGTCGTCAGCGCCAGGTCCTTGGGGAAACAAAGCCACGGCTCAAATCCCGAAAAGAAATTACCAAAGCCCTCGAAGGTGTAAGCGGCGAATACGCCGACGCTTTGCGCTGGGTACTTGGGGAGGCTGTATGAAATTTGACTCTGAGAATTACAGCAAATACACGCTGCGTCGTTTTGCTGCAGCGGCAAATATTGTCGCATGGGTAGCGGGAGTAATTGTGGTCTGGATCATTTGCATGATTATTGAGTGGTGGACGGCATGAACGTATACGAAATGGAAGGCTTCCTCCGTGGTAAATGCTTACCTGGTGATCTCAAAGTCAATGAATCAAACGCTGAATACTTGGTGAGAAAACTCAATGCTGTAAGCGAATTTAAAGGCGAGCTAACGGCTGCACTGGCGACTATCGATACATGCCGGGAGATTGTTGGCTGCCCGGATGGCGTGGACCTGCAGGACTGGGTGAAGCAGCTGGCTGCGGAGAATGTGGCGCCGCGCCAGCGCATCGCAGAGCTGGAGTCCCGCACCGTGAAGTTGCCAGAGGCATTTTATCCTGATGGTGATATCGACTGCCCATTAGTCGTAAATCTCGATGACGTTAAAGAAATGCTGACCACCACGGGCATCAACTGGGAGGCTGAGTGATGGCGAACTCATTACTTGAGGCTTGCAATAACTGGCAAATTCAACGGGCCGAAATACTGGCCCGAAACCCAGACATGACGCTGACAATTCAGAGTCTGGACATGATGGTTGAGTATGCCGTGCGGTCGGCAATAGATATCGCTCACCGCGTTGACTGGGATTTTCGGGAAGCTGAACGCTTGGCGAATCAGGTTCACGTGGAGGATGAGTGATTCATTTTCACGGCGGCCCAATAACGCCCGACACCTGCGCGCTGAAGGCGTGGAAAGGTCGGCATGCATTTATTAGCTTCGCGAACGCTGGTCAGTTGGCGCTGGCCAGCGAGGTTACTCAATCCTTTGCGCTGGACAACGGCGCATTCAGTTTCTGGACGAAAAAACGCGTGGTGGACTGGAACGAGTATTACCGGTTCGTAGAGCGCTGGGCCAATCATCCGCGGTTCGCGTTTGCCATTATCCCAGATGTTATCGGCGGCAGCAGCGAGGAAAACGATGCACTGATAGCAGAGTGGCCGCACGGGAAATTTATCGGGGTGCCAGTGTGGCACATGAACGAACCGGACGAGCGGTTTGTCCTGCTCTGCAGTGAGTTCCCGCGCGTGGCTATCGGCAGCATGGGCGAATACGACGCAAAGCGGCCGCGCCGCTGCGTGGCTCGCCTGCGCGACTTAATCCGGCATGTCGTAGACGGCAACGGCTACCCGATTTGCAAGCTGCACGGGCTGCGGATGCTCAATGCCGATATTTTTCGTCACATCCCGCTGTCGTCAGCTGACAGCACAAACGTGGCCAGAAATATCGGTATCGATAAAGCCTGGCAGAAGTCTGCTTATGCACCGGCGAGCAAAGAAACCCGCGCCGCTGTGCTCGTAGAGCGAATTGAGTCAATGAACAGCGCCAGCGCGCTCAACTATAACGCCGACCGCGACCGCTTCATGCCGCAACTGGCATTTGAGATTTAAAGGAGGATGACTGATGGCTGATACAAACGCAGAGTGGAGCCTTTCCCTCGATACGCAATGCCCAAATTGCCAACACGTTTTCGATTTACGGCCAGAGCTGGTTGACAATGCTTCACCTGTCGAGGCTTGCGAAACGGACACCGCCGCTACGCGCGACTATGAGACAGCATGCCCGGAATGTGGACATGAATTCACTGTCGATTTCGTCTACTGAAGGAGCCAACCAATGACCAAATCAACCATAACCAGAGAGCGCCTAGAAAAAATTAAATCCTGGCGAGAAACTTACGGTGCCGGAAGCAACGTGACGCTTCCAGCAGAAGAAGCGGAAGAGCTGGCTCGCATCGCGCTGGCCGCAATGGACAGCGAGACGGTGGCAGATGACGGTATTTACAGGCCCGGTGACGCCGTTGGAGTGTTCAATGTTGGTTGCGAAACCTGCCCTGATCATCTCGTCGCATGGACTGTTAAAGGCCAGAACTTGCCAGCAGGGAATTACTGGCTCTACATCTCGCAGCAGCCAGCGCCGGTAGTGCCGGATGAAGTCGATCATGTTGCCGCCGTTCTGGAGCTTATCGGTAGCTTTGAAGCTGCTGATATCGACAGCGACACGATAGATTTACGTTTTGAGATTGACGATGTGGACACTGGCGCTGAAGCATCTATCACGGAATATGCTGCACGCGGTGCCGCTATTATCCGCCAGCTCTCCGGCGACTCTCCGGTAATTCCGGATGGTTACGTAATGGTGCCGAAGGAGCCTACACCAGAAATACTGGCGACTATAACCGAAGCCATAAGAGCCATGCGTGGTTCAGCGGCAACGTATGCAAGGGTGCTCGCAGCTGCCCAGCAGGAGGTGATGTGATGCCGTACTTCTTTCTGATTTTCGTCATCAGCAGCCAATCATCGAACATGCAGGTAGTGCCAATGCAGAGCATGGAGCAGTGCAATGCAGCCATTAAGGCGATGAAGGTTGCAGATGATAAGCGCACCTGGAATGACGTTTCGCCGTATGTGGATAGCGTGCAGTGCGTGGAGGTGAAGTGAAAGCGAACAAGCTGAAGCGTCGCCGCTGGCGGCGCATGCGGGATGCTTTGGCCGCATATAAGACTGAAGCAAGTGACTGGAAATCGTTGTACCTCGAACGCACTGCAGAAATCGCATCCCTACGGAGTCAACGATTATTGGTCCCTATGCCGGTAATTGTACCAGGGGAAATCTATAACCAGTTTAAAGGGGTAAGGGAGGACCACCAGCTGTGTAAAAGGTGTAATGACGGACTGCGTGGGGGCTGTTCGTCTTGTTCATATAGTGGCAGATAACCGGTTGCAGCCGGTTCAGTTGAGAATACAACATGGGACAAATGGTAACTATATATGACTGGGCATCAGGTCCAAACGGTTTTAAAAAAGCAGTAAGTAAAGCTGCGTTAAATAAAATCGCGAAGACCAAACAGACCTACCCCGCTGCCATTAAACAAGGTAGGACCTGGGTAGTTGATGAAGATGCCCGCTTTATTGGAATGGTGGGTAATATTGATATTTCGTCATCTATATCAGGAAAGGCCCGTCAATTAGTGGAGAAAGCGCTAAATGGCTGCTCGTCCCAGAAAACATAATGTTAATATTCCTAATCTCTACTGCAAGCTAGACAAGAGAACATCCCGTGTTTACTGGCAATACCGACACCCCTTGTCTGGCACATTCGTAGGTTTTGGAACTGATGAAGAGGCTGCAAAAATAGCGGCCTCTGAAATGAACCGATTAATTGCCGAACAAGAAACCCAGCAATTGTACGCCTTGATTGATATGGCGATTAAGGCCAAAACAAAGCACCAACCAGGCATGCGAGTAAAAGACTGGGTAAAAAAATACAACGACATACAACTGGAAAGAATGGAAAATATGGAGATAAAAAAACCTACCGTAGATTCCAGGCGGCTCTGTTCAAAGGTGTTAGCTGATAGGGTTCCGAATATTAGAATCGCAGATATCGATACAAAAGTAATTGCTACAATAATTGACGAGTATAAAACGGCAGGAAAGGCGCGCATGGCACAACTCATCAGAGCTGTATTCATTGATGTTTTCAAAGAAGCACAGCACGCGGGAGAGGTTCCACCAGGCTACAATCCAGCTCTGGCATCAAGAAACCCAATTGTAAAAGTTAAGCGAAAACGGTTAAGTCTTGAAGAATGGAAAATTATTTTTGAAAATGCCGCCTCGATGCCGCCTGCTGCTCAGAATTCTATGCTTCTCGCGTTGATAACTGGTCAACGCCTTGGGGATATCGTGAGTTTTAAATTTTCTGATGTTTGGGATGATCACCTGCATATCATTCAAAATAAAACAGGGTCAAAAATTGCGCTGCCGCTTACCTTGAGGTGCGATGCAATCGGGATTAGCCTGGGGGAAGTCATTGCGAGGTGCAGAGATAGAGTAATCAGTAAATACCTGATACATCATACTTTGCATCACGCTAACGGTAAGCCGGGATCGAAAATTCCTGAGAAATCAATTTCCAGATACTTTGCAACAGCCAGGGACTCATCAGGCATTGATTGGGGGGATGGTTCAACCGCGCCTCCTTTTCATGAGCAGAGGTCATTATCATCGCGATTGTACAAAGAACAGGGTATAGACGTAAAAACCCTATTGGGACATAAAACCGATGCGATGAGTCAGGTATACGCAGATGATCGAGGGTTAGACTGGAAAAAACTTGATGTAGCTACGTGA